CGATCTGCTCGATCGGGAAGTATCCGATGAGGAGCACGAGATCGTGCGTCGCAGCAGACGCCCGAGCGATGCGCCGCTGACCGTCGAAGACTTCGCCAAGCTGATGCGCTATGCCCGGCGACAGGCGGAGAAATCCGAGGAGTCAGGTCGGCGGCGCCAAATGGCTTCACTCCAGGAGCTCCTGCGCCGGCCTCCAAAGGAGCATGCCGACGCGCTCCTCGAGGAGCTCAGGCGGCTGGACGCACGCGTCACGAGCATGGAGCCTGACGTCGGGACGGTTCGCGCGATCAAGACGAAGATTTGGGCCTGGCTCGGCGTCGGCTCGTTGGCCACGCTCACCGCGATCGGCCTCTGGCTCTATCGCCGTGGTGGTGACGAGACCGCGGTGCAATTCAGACTCCAGGCGCTCGAAACCGCCTGCCATATCCATCAGGTGACTCCATGAAGCGACTACTCAAGACTGCCCTGATCTTGGCTGCGGCAATTTACGGATTGCAGCTGTTTTTCGATACGTGCCACTACCTCGGCACGCGTAGTGTGCATGCGATGAGTAACTAGTGTGCTATGCCGGTTGAAAGGAACATCATGAAACAAGCCCTCCTCGAGCTCCTCGAAAGCAAGAAATTCCTAGTCGCGGTCGGTTCGATCATCATCTATGGAGTCGGCAAGCTCGGGCTGCACCTCGATCCCGATCTCGTCGACAAGATCGTCACCGCGCTACTCGTCTACGTCGGCGCCCAGGGCGTCGCGGACATCGGCAAGCCGGCCGCGCTCGTCACGGCGAAGGCCACCACCGGAGAGACCAAGTGAAGAACATCATCCTGCTCGCAACTGCCATCGCCGCGCTCGGCGCCTGCGGCCCAAAAACTACCGCGATCATCGATGCCGCACTGGACTGCACAACGCAGTCGCGCGCCGATCTGGTGACCGCGCTCGTGCCAACCGCGGAGAGCGCGATCCAGAAGATCGCCGATCCGAGCGGCAAGGTGACCCTCGACGCTCTCGCATCGCTGTTCTCCGGTGCGAACCTCAAGAGCGAGGCTGGTGTCATCGTGGCCTGTGTGGAGGCGAAGGCGATCGCGCTGTTCGGCACCCTGCTTGCCTCGCCGCGCGTGGCCGGCGGACCCGCGCCGCTGGACGTCAACAGTTTGCGGCTTGCCCTGGCGATGCAATTCCCCGGCGTGAGCTTCAGGACCGAGGCGCGGTGAGCAATCCGATCTGGCTCACGCAGAACGGACTCGGTCTCCGCCTACCGGAGCCGAGCCCGACGTGTGTCCCCATGCCGTTCGTGGGATCTGCAGAAGTGGTCGAATGGCGCTGGCGTCCTGCGCCACAACTATCTGACGGCGATGTCGACCGCATCGCGCGACGCGTGGCCGAACTGCTGCGCGAGGACAAGCCGTGAGAACGACACGCTCGTTCGCGATGCTGCAGGTCTCGTCCTCGGCCTACGCCGAGATTTGCGGGCTACTTGAGGCAGCTGACTATGACCACGCGTTCGGGTCCGATGACGGACGCGAGACCATCGATCTGCACGGCATCGCGCTGATTGGGCCGGAAGCCGCCCCCGCCGCACCCCTGGCGGACGAGATGCGCCGCGGCACTGCCAAGTTCGTCAACGCCGATGGGTCGGTGACCGGGCGGTCGCTGTGACCGCCTCGCGCCGCACTGGACGCATCCCGTCGCGGCGCGACCCGCGCACGCTGCGGATGGCCAGCTACCTCGGCGCGCGCACAGCGCTTCCGACGCCGCCGGATGCCCGCGACTGGACGCACCCCACACATGCTCCAACGTGGGGTATGTGGTCGAATGACGTCGCCGGTGATTGTACGTGCGCCTCACGTGCACACATTCTGCAGGCCGAGGCGTCGAACGCTGGACATCCCGCGCCAGCGATCACGGACGCCGAGGTCCTGGCGCTCTACACCGCGGTGACCGGCTACGACCCGGCGCGGCCAGAGACGGATCGCGGTGCGCAGATGATCGACGTGCTTCGCATGCTGAAGAAGCGTGGGATCGCCGGGCGGCAGATTGGCGCGTACGTCGCGGTCGATCCGGCGAATCGTCTCGAGGTCGAGCACGCCATCAACATCTGTGGCTCGCTGTACCTCGGGCTGTCGCTCCCCGAGGCATGGCAAGTGAACACGATGTGGGACATCGCGCCTCCAAACGCTGCGCTTGCGCCGTGGAAGGCTGGCAGTTGGGGCGGCCACGCCGTCGCTGTGCTTGCCTACGATTGGGCCGGATTGTGGCTGGTCACGTGGGGCGCGCTCAAGCGGATCACGTGGGAAGGCCTGTTTGCCTACGGCGACGAGGCGTGGACCACGATCGACTCGCTGTGGCTGCAGGACTGCGGCGAAACGCCGAGCGGGTTCAATGCGGTGCAGCTCGTGCAGGATCTGGCGAGGATCGGATCGGCATGACCTCGCCTCCCTGGTCCGCTCTTGATACCGGCATCCGCGCGACCGTGCGCCTGCTCTGGGATGCCGGATTCGTCACGACCGACAGCGGGGACGGCACCAAGGAGAACATGGCATGCGCGATCGCTGTGCCGCACGTCCTCATGCGGTGCGATCCAGCCGTGCTCGTAGTCGAGGCGCGACGGCTGGCGTACTTCGCTGCGTCGCACAGGCTCGTTGCTGCCGAGGGCTACGGCTCCGCGGTACAGGCAACGTACTCGCCGGCGGATGGGGTGGCCATGCTGATGTTGTTCGGGACGCTGAGGGGTGAGCAGTGACGTCCGGCGACCGCTTCCGCATACTCTGCGACCAGTCGCGGCTCCCGCAGGCGGAGCGCGATCGATGGCCCGAGTCGCTGCCGTGGTCGATCGTCGAGCCGTGGCGAGCGCAGGCTGAGCGCAACCACGGCCAGACGCTCGAGCGTCTCAACGAGCGTGGCGGACTATCACCGTTGGAACTGTGGCTCGCCGCACACCAGCAACGTCCGTTCGCCGATGCGCACCTACCGGAGTGGGAGTGCGCTGAGTGGCTGATCCGGATCGTCGCAGACCACGAAGAAGAATCAGCCGAACGTCAGCGCAAGGAACGGCTTGAGCGCGAGTTTGAGGATGAACGCGAAAATCGGCTCTACGTCAGGGGTGAGCCGTGACCGAGTCGCCGATCATGCCGGCGACCAACTCCCCAGTTGCCGAATTAACACCCATCGAACAGGCTGAGACGTTCGCGCTTCGATTCCGCGGCAATGCGAACCACCTGGCCATCGCCTACGGTGGGCCGCTGTACCTCGTGGGGTCGGCGCTGATCTCACTCACACCAGGCGATATAGACCTACGTCTATTGCTCGACCGCGCGGACTGCGAGGCGATGTGGGGCAGGCGTTTCGACCACAGCGACATCGAATGGTCGCACGGAAAGATTGCGCGCCATCGTGAAGAGCTGAAACAGTCGCGTCGCCTGACACGGCGATGGCTAGGAGGTGCCGGGCTCGGGGGCGCGCGGCGTTTTGATTTTCAGTTCCAGACTGGACTATTCACTGACGATGGCGATCGGCACCCGGTAATGCCCGAAAAGCCATTCCTGCGGCTCGACACGATTCCGTTAGCGATCTTGCTCGACGCTGGTCGAGGTGACCCATGACCGCCGTGACCACAGGTAGCATCCTCATCTCCGGCCGGATCGTCCCTGTTCCGGGCCTCGCGATCACCCCACCGGCATCAGCCGGCGGACCCGCATGGGCACGACTCGACCGCGGCGATTGTACCTCGCGGCACGGCTGGGTTCGTCAGGTCATCGTCCACACAACTGGCGGCGACTGGCCGATGCCGATCGGGGCCGGAGCCGGCGCAGGCGGCGAGTGCCCGCGCTACGCTGACATTTGGCAGACCGATCCGGCCCACAGCGCCGCCCATCTCGTCGTAGATAGCGCTGGCGCCGTGGCATGCCTCGCCGACTTGGCAACCACGACCGCGTACCATGCCGAGGGCTCGAACCCATGGAGCGTGGGGATCGAGATGGTCCAGGCTCACGACGGCACTGTGTTCCAGGCCACGATCGACGCATGCACACTGCTCGTGGCTGCGATCTGCGACGCCATCGGCATCCCGGAGCAAATGCCGCGCGGACCATACCGCGGGGGCCCGCTTCGACGCATGGAGGTCATCCAAGACGGACGGCGCATCAACACCGGCGGGCCTGACTGCATTGGCGTATTCGGTCACAGGGACAACACCAGTCAGCGAGGCCGAGGAGATCCGGGTGATGCGATCTGGACAGCACTGGCCGGGCTTGGATTCGAGGGGTGGGACTACGCCGCAGGCGAGGACATGGCAGTTGCCCGGGCCCGTCAGCGCACACTTGGCGTCGCGGATGACGGGTTGGTTGGCCCAGGCAGCCTCGCGGCGATGCGTGGCGCCGGGTACGCGCGCTGGCGCGACGTACCGCAGGCTAACGGACCGGCGGCGTCTGCTGTGGCGCGTTCTCCGCGCCCCTGATCTTGGCCGCGTGCGCCGCGGCGAGACGCGCGCGGTCCATATCCGATACGTGCGGCATAGCGCCGGGCTGAATCCCTCCACCGCCACCGACGACATAGACGAAGCCAGCGTACGAGACGTAGATCCGACCCATGCGGTCCCGGGCGAAGTACGAACTCAAGCCGTCCATCGAGCGGACCGTGCCGTCTGCATTGGTTAGCGCGACCGTCTCTACGGGGTGCTTCTGCCCCGCGGCGAACTTGTATAGGTGGCCATCCGCATTCACTGCGTACCGCGTACCCGAGGCATCGAAGACGATGCTCGCGTCGAGGAAGTCGATCGCATTGGCGTCGGGATCGGCAGGCACCGTGTTCTGGAATTCGATGCGGTCCAGCGAATCGCGCTGATCGATTCCGAGCTCTGCGCCGGTCGAGGCAGCGAATCCGCCAATTCGATGGTCACATCGGACTCATGCGCGCACGCGGAGAGAAGTACAGCCGTCCACATCCATTTCCCAAGCATTCGTATCTCCTATGATCGGTTTCTCGGTCGAACAGCACCATGCCGTCCAGCCGTTAGGCGCCACGACTTCGACGCCGGACTACAGATTTCTTTGTGGATCGGTCATCCGTGCGCGCAGACTCCGCTCGAACACTCGCAACCAACGTGGGCGGTGCGAGCCGCGGCGTCTGCGCATGGGCGGGAGCGGTCGGGCGCTCATCGCCAGTTATCTGACCTGCGAGTACCGGGAGCCAATTGAACTCCAGTGACGTGCAGATCCACCCAGATCCAGCGTGGGTCGACGACGACCTCGTAGCCGAGCGCCCGAATATCGGCCGCCGCAGCGGCCAGGGCAGACTCGCTGCCCTCCCCCATGACCTGACGCAACCCCGGGCTCGGGACGCAGCCATGGCGAGTCAGCACCGCGATCACCGGGGCCGAGCCCTTGACCGTGGGTGCAGCGACCAGCGCCGCCCCCACAGCGGAGGGTCCGCGCGCCATCAACTCGCCGGAGGTCGGATCTGCTTGCTCGTCGCGCAGGCCGGCGATCTTGTCGAGCTCGACATCTGGGACCTCCTCGCGATGGTGCGCGAGGTAGTGGATCGCGAGGCTGTGGGTGTTGATTCCGCCGACCTGGTACGTGCAGTTGGTGCTCGTTGCCGTACACCCTGCCCCGGTGCACGCGTGCCAGCCTCGCGTCGCGTCATTGTTTTCGATGCGCTCCCGCCACGCCGCGGTCAGGCGGCGAGTGAGGTCGTCGATCACGGGCTCGGCGGACGGCGCGCCGGTCGGCTCGATGTACAGCAGAGAGGTGTTCTTGGTATCGATCATGGCTATAATCCTTCCGATAAAGCGGTTACGAAGACACCGAGTCCCCAGTCCGACACGGTCATGCCAGCTGCATCGGCTGCAGCCTTGACGCGAGCGGCGAACTCAGCCGTGGCTCGGACCCGGATCGTCGCGCTGCGCTTGGATGCGCCGAGCGCTGGCCGTCCGCCTCGGTTCGTCTTCACCATGAAGTAGTTGTAGCCACGAAACTATCCGGTGTCAAGTACTCGCTACGCGGTCTCGACGGTGCAACCGTCGATGGACGAGATGCCTCCGCCTCCTCCGCCGCCGCCGTGCGCACGTCCGAGGTCCTGCGTTCCGAGACGACGGATGATGTCTCTCCTGACAGAGAGCCTGCTGACTGACTTGATCATTTCATTTCTCCTGCTGTTGGTGCAACGACGCGAAGCGCATGGATCTCATAGCGATCCCAGTAGAATTCACAGACCTTGGTGCGGGGTCTGCCGCGGCGATTGGTCCGAGTCGTGCGCACGAAGACTCGCCCCTCGGCGATGCGCGAGATCACGCCACGATCGATTGCTGGGGCCGAGCCGCCCAGCGTCAGTTCCCACTCGACCATGTCACCGATCTTCATCGGAACCGATACCAGACGGCTCGCAGCCCATTCTCGAGATCCGACACCCTCGCGCCGTTGGCATCCCGCTCCTTGCATGCCGACATCCAGCTCTCGCACGCGGCGCGCGCAGATTCGGTGAGGCGAAGAACGCTGGTCTGCAAGCGACGGACCTCAGCAAGGAGTTCGGGCACGTCGTCCACCAGTCGCTGCGCGCACAAGTTGCACAATGGGGTTGGCTCTAGTTCGCCCGGCGTGTGCACGCCCTCCCGACACGAAACGCACTGCTGTTCGAAATCCCCATCCCGCCAACGCCCCATCTCGGTGGTCAGTGCCTCGATCTCGGCCAGGCGATCAGCGGTGAATGGTGTCGTGGTCATAACTTGGCTCCATATCCGCGGTCGATGGCTCTGCGTCTCCATTCGTCGCGCTCTGCCTCAAGCGTCGCCAGACGATCCGAGCGCGGCGTCCGTGGCGGTTCGCGGTAGTCCAGCAGCGCGTCTGCCGCCGGCGACCGCGAGTCGATTACGCGTCGCTTGATGAGCACGTCGATCTCGTCGGCCATGCGGTTGGCGCCGAGCTGGTCGAATAAACGCACGCCGGCCGCCTCCAGTTCCGCCAGGCGAATGCCCCGACGCTCGGCAGCTCGCTGTGCGAGCTCCATCGCGGTGCGTAAGTCGCTGCTATCCTGGCGCAGTCGCTCAGCCTCATCCAACGCCGCCGCGTAGCCGGTGAGCAGCGCGTGAGCGTTGTTTCGGAGCCAGGCGATGCCGGAGGCGTCTGACCGCTTGCCCATGCTCGATATCCCGGCGTCTTGGCCGTTGGCATGGATACTTCCGTAGTCGTTTGTCGACCACTCACCGACCGTCATCCGCTTCTCGTGCTCGAGTCCGTCGGCGATCAGCCTGCGCGGATCGGTCACGTCGTCTCCTTCGGCTTGGTCTCAAACCAATCGGCCAGAACTCGCAGCTCATCTGCGGCCCGGCGCATTACGTCAGGCGTGCCAGCTATCACGGTTACGCCGATCGCTTCGCTACCGCAGCCCCATCGACTCTCGTATTCAACATGCGCGATCTCGGTTTTGGGCTGCGCCTCGCGCCATGCACGCATCGCCGCGTCGCGCTCGCGCTGGCCAACGTCAGCTGGCGTCTCGAGGGTGAGCTTCTCGAGGTAACAGCGCTCGGGCCTCACGATGATTTGTCCATCCCACTGGACCATGGCGGTTTTCTTCGAAACAGACACGACCGCGCCGAACTGCCGGGACCTGTTCTTGCTGCGCACGCGGGTGCCGACGGCGATAGGTAAGATCAACATCCGAAGCAATCCTCGCAGTCGTCGACGCTGCAGTGATAGGCCGTCAGCACGGGCGCCGCGCCACGCAAACTGGGCCGACCTCCGGCTGCGCGCACTTTGGCATCCGCCGCCGCGCAGTCGTCGTGCAAGTTGCAACGGTTGCGATCTCGCTCAGATGCGATGCGGTCTATCTCATCCTTCGATGGTTCGAACGGCCTCCAGTTGTTCGTCATGGTGTTCTCATGTCTGGCATCGCGAAGTACGTCCGCCGCTTCCCGGTGTATCCGCACTCGTGGCATCCAGCGCCTAGGCGACACCCGTCGTACGGGTAGTTGTGCTCGCTCCCGCCGTACTCGCCGGCTGAGTAGCAACCCGAGCATGGCAGGGTGACGTACCGGCTCACCTGTCGCCTCGCTTGGCGAGGCCGGTAGCCAGTCGTGCAATCACGGCGCACGCTCGGCGCACACGGTGCGCTGGAACGTGTTGGCGCGGCGCTGCATGGCGGCGATCTGCTCACCGTCTGACCACACGACACAGCCGAGCATAGTCACGCACGCGACCAGCAGAATGGTCGTGGCAATCAGCCAGCCAGACGTTCCGCGGCGTGCTACCTCTTCGAGGTAGCACAGACGTCTGGCCACTTGGCTGTTGAACGCATCAAGATCGTAGAGTGGTCCGTTGAATGTGCGATACGGGCTCATGAAGTCTCCTGGGTAGATGGTGCGCGGCAGATGATCACCACACTAGCCGGCCTGTCTTCGCGCCCCAGCCATTCGTCGGCGCCGGTAGGCAAAGTGATACTCACGGCTGCGCTCCGTTGAGTTTTGACTGCAGCCATTGCTTGAGCAGCACCGACGTTCGTTTCCCGATCGCCGATGTCGCCTCTTTGCTCTCTACGATCTCGCCGGCTGCTTCCCGATATACGTCAGCGACCATGGCGGAGATCGCCCGCGGCGTTGCGGTCATGTCGACCGGAGCTGTCAACTTGTCGATCACGTGTTTCAGCCGCATCGGAGTCACCCACTCCTGCGCGATCGCATCGGCAGCAGCCAGAATTTGAAACTTCGCCGGGTCAACGATCCTCTGCGGCGTGGCTCGCTCCGAGAACGCTTCACCTTTGTGCTTGGCGATGACGCGTGATCCGTTATTGAGCGTGACCTCGATCGGCGGATGAAGGACGATGCCCTCGCGATGCTTGTCCTGTCCACAGCCGCGAAGATCGGCCACCACGCTCGGCTGATCGCGCAGCCGATCAAGCGTCTCCAGGTCGGTCGGCACCTCCGAGAGCGGCACGAACTCCAAGCCAAGTCCTACGGTGATATTGTTGGCGTCCGGCACCGACAACCAGTGCTCGCCGATCTTCACGTCAAACGCAATGAACCTCAAATCGGTGCCGTAGGTCAGCCGCATGCCTTGCTGGCTACCGCCGTACGCCTCGCCGTAGACCGTTACGTCCTGGTGTCCAAGTGTAGCAAAACGAGACGTGAGTTCACTGTGATCGAACAGCGCAGAGAACCGCGCGTGACTCTCGCCACCAGAGAACAGGATCAACGGTTGACCCTCGCGACATGTTACGTGTGCGCTGGTTCCGTGCACTTTCTCGAGCGCGAAGCACGTTTTGAACATCAGAATCGTCTGATTCTTGTACAAGTTGTCGATATGCATGTAACCCATTACCAGTCTTCTCCCATGAAATGCGCCATCGAGAGATACACGATGCCATGGAAGCCGCACGCCTTCGGACACTCGCCGTTGAGCCGCGGGTACTCTTCGTATGCAGATAAGAAGCTGCCTAGACGGTCGATCATATCTCACTCCTCCGAAACACCCGCCTCAACGCTGCGAGCCTAAGCGTCTGTCCCTGCGTGCTACCGAGCGCGATCAGCGCCGCGTACGCCTCCATTACGTCGGCGACCGACAGCAAGTCGCTGTGCGTCGGCGTGCCATAGCGCAAGGCGTGAGCGATGCGATCGAACTCCTCGTCGGGCAATGGCCACGACGTCTCCGCGAGCGCTGGATCATCCAAACCGCCGGCACGCTTCATGGCTCCTCCCCGTACTCCTCGAACGTACCCCAGTCGGTGGCATTCGACGCACGAATCAGTAGCCACATGCACACCGATCGCGATAGGCGAAGCGACCACGCGATGTCATGCGCGCCGAGCCAGAAGCGGAGCTTCACGGCCGAGCCTTGGCCAGCGCGACCCTGAGCGCCCTACGTGCATCGCAGCACCTGATCTGCCAGGCGTCGTCGTTCAGGCTGTCGCTGTCATGGGCCTCGAGCACGCCGATGGCGGCGGTGATGATGTCGAGGAGGAGTGGCGCGGAATTGTGGAGGCTGGCGATGTGTTTGGCCAGATCAACGCAGTAATCCTCGACATCGGTTTCGACTTCGGTGTCTTCACCGTCCGGTGATGTCGCGGTCCATCTTGCCGTGGTGCTGTCTTCGTCCGGAACCCAGTCGCTCGGCCACCGGCTGAGCTCGGCGCGCAGCTCTGCGATGCTCGGTTTATCGTCGATCACCACTCACCGCCCAGGAAATGCGCCACCGAGACGTACGTGATGCCATTGAACCCGCATGCCTTCGGGCACTCGCCATCAAGCCTTGGATAACACTTTCGGATCGTATCGCGATCCATGTGCTGAGCCGTAGACTCGTCGAAGGTCAAGCCGTGGTCACATGCTGGCACATACGCGAATCGGTACGGGATCTTGTTTTTCGTGTCGATGACATGCGTCCCCGCGCGCTTAGACAAGAGCAGCAGATGCGTGTGGTCGTCCTCGACAGCATGCGACACCAGACCGTAGTGCAGATTCGCGATAAGCTGGCCGAGCCGCTGGTCAGGCGAGGTGTGCCAGTGCTGACGTAGGAGCTCGATGATGCGGTCGATGCGGCTGGGGTCTCTCATGGCAACGCCCTAGCGGTAGGTGTGTAGAACTCGAGGATTTTCCATATCCGTGGCGAGCAGCGATCGCACGCTCCAAACGGGGCCGGGTCACCGCGCCAAAGAGCGCACTGCCACTGGACGCATTCGCCATGAAGTCCGCGTCGCCACCACCACAGACGGATCCGGTCGTACAGGCTCAACTCGATCGGGGTGATGGTCGAGCCGGCTGGCGTCCTGGCAGTAACCGTGCGACGGCCTATAGTGTGGCGAGTCGGTTCGTCGTGCTGATCATTTGCCGAACTAGACTCTCGCCGATCGATAGCTGCCTTACGGATGGCTCGCGCCTGGGTTAGCAGTTGCTCATTTAGGTCCTTGCTCACAGTCTCCTCAGCTTCCTTGCGATTTCACACCACGTCAAATTCGGATAGCGCTTGGCGACCTGGATTGCGCGCTCGGCGAGTGTCCCAACGAAGACGTCACGGGGGATGCGGATCGTCATCGCTTGTTCTCTTCCCTCTCGTGCGCTACCGCGTAGCGGTTCGCCAGTGGCAGAGGCAGCAGGTGCCGTGACTCGTTGCCGCAAGAGCACCTCCACCCGTAGATTGTCCCGGATGAGACGAGTTCGGTTTGGTGAGTCATCGTCTGTGGTCCCCTCTCGGATCGTTCTGCCCCTCGGTGCCGAATGCATCCATGGACAGCAACTCGTCGAGCTTCGCGTTGAGCCAGGCGGCAAGCTCGGCGAGGCCATCGTCTTCATCGGGCCCATCGGCGATTAGGTACTTAGCGAACGCTTTCAGGTCTTTGGCGACGGTGAAGGCGGTGGTTTTGCGGAACTTCACTTCACGGCCTCCCATCGCTTCACGGGCCGCTCGACCTGATGCACTTTTGTACATTTTACCGAGTCGTAGATCTGCATGCCCTCGTCGTGGTGAACCTCAGCGGTGAACATCCAGTGTGCTCCGTCGTGCTCAAAAACGAAGGCCTCCCGAGTTCCATGGCGCCATGGTTGAGTCTCGATGGAGTCGAGATCCACATCTTCCAGAGCAGCGCGCAGCCAACGTTCATCAACGAGACGGTGATGCTCTCGTCTCGGTGCAGCTTGCGTACGATGACCTCGGCGAGGATCTCGCCATCGGCATCCGTGATGCGAAGATCCGAGTCTCCGTCATCGCGCTGCTCCGCATACGCCTTCGCGCCGGCCAGCTCGGCGCGAGCGGTAGCACCGGCGAAGGTCCACGCGATCTCCGGCCCTCCGGATAGGTTGACGTTGGGGATGGTGAATGGTTCGGTCATGGTCATGTTCATGTCCTCTCTGCTTTCGTTCTCGCGAGGCTACGTCGTCTTCTTAACGGCAGCCTCGAACAGCCTCCGCCCCCAATCACTCACCGATCGACCATCGCGTTTCGCCGCCACGGCGATCAAACGGTCGAGTTCCGGCGTAACGAGGATCTTCACGAGCTCAGTGCGACGAGGCAGCCTCGAGCGGGGTCGTCCGGTCATCCCCCAGTCCCCTGATTCTCAGCCTGCCACTCCACGATCCAGCCCTCGACGATCTTAGCCACGGGGTTAATCGCCGGAACGTGGCCGGGTGAGATCGCCATGAACAAACGCTCGGCCGGACGAGCCGAGTCTGGCCTGATTCCATCCAGATGATCGAACGCTACCCCGCGCAGGTTACCGATCGTGCCGACAAGGCAGGCGCATTCACCCTCGTAGCAGGAGCCATCCACGCGACCCTCGCGGATCGCGAGGAGGAGTCCAGTGACTTCCGGGCGAGCGAGATCGAGGATCTTGCGGAAGTCATCGCGGGCGCCGGTGAGGTTGGCGCCGGTGAGGTCGGCGTCGATGAGGTCGGCGCCGGTGAGGTTGGCGCCGGTGAGACGGGCGCCGGTGAGGTTGGCGCCGGTGAGGTCGGCGTCGATGAGGTCGGCGCCGGTGAGGTCGGCGTCGATGAGGTCGGCGCCGGTGAGGTCGGCGTCGATGAGACGGGCGCCGGTGAGGTTGGCGCCGGTGAGGTCGGCGTCGATGAGGTCGGCGCCGATGAGGTTGGCGCCGATGAGGTCGGCGCCGGTGAGGTTGGCGCCGGTGAGACGGGCGCCGGTGAGACGGGCATCGGTGAGGTGGGCGCCGGTGAGCAGAGCGGACACAACCGCATCCCGCATCGGGGTTTCGCTGTCGTCAGCAACGTCGACGACAGCACAGGGCGTAGTTCTCCAGCGATGAGGAATGGTGACCTTCATGGTTTGTCCATACTATGGACGTCCTTGAGCCGAACGCAAGCTAATTCGTGTACCATCACCATGCACCATGACCGACGACGATCCGACCGCATGTACATAGATATCTCAATCCTCGTCAGCCGTCGCACTACATGGCGGAGTGTGACTGATGGTCGACGATCGAAATCTCCGACGAGGAATCGATCATTCGCGATGCGCGGATCGTATCTGTTCCGGTTGTCGTGTACGGCGTCACGACGTCACGGCACCAGTTTCAGCCGGCGCGCGGCACGTTCCGACCGAGTCGCATCCGACGCTCCGCGCTCGGCGTAGCTCCGCGTCGTGACCGGGGATGCGGCCGCGGTCGCGTGGCCAAGATGCTGCGAGACCGCGAGCGGGGCCACCGAGGCCTCGAGCGCGAGATCGGCGTTGGTGCGCCGCAACGCCTGCGGAGAAACTACCGAGACGCCTGCCAGCGCGCAGCACTCCATGACCCGCTTGCGCGCCAGAAAGCGGCTCAGACGCGCGCCGAGTTCGTTCAGGAAGATCGGTGCGTTGGTCGCCCGGCCAGCAACAAGCGTCAGAATCGCAGCGCGCAAATCTCCGGGCAGGTGCAGCGCTCGGCGACCCGCTTCGCTCTTGGTCTTGCCGATCTTGAGCACCATGGCGCCATCGTCGAGGTCCCGCACGTCGCGTCGACAAAGTTCCGATGCGCGAGCCCCGAGCAGCAGGTAAGCCAGCGTCAGGACCGCGTGCTGATTACCCAGATGGTCGTAGCACCAAGCAGCGAGCTGCCGTGACTCATCCGTGCTGAGTCGCGCCTTGTCGGCGCCCATGGCGCGCTTACCCACGGGCTCAACGTCCGCCCATGGGTTGGTGCGAATCCAGCGCTCCTTGACCAACCAGCGCCCCATCTCGCGTGCGCGCCCCAGCGCGAACTGGTGCGTGCCAGCCGCGTACGGCGTGCCCTCCTGATCCCGCTGCGCCCTCCGGTACAGCTCCTCACCACGACCGCTCAGGTAGCGCAGCGGCCGGGCCGCGCAATCTCCGAGCATCGACAGCAGTGCGATCCGGTAGGTCCGCACCGTCGTCGGCAGGATGCCATCGACCTCGCGATGCGCCAGCCATGCCTTCATCGCCTGGTCTACTGTCCTGCCTTGCGCCTCATCGCGGGCAGCATCGATCCACGTCTCTGCTTCTGCCTGCGAAGCAAAGTACCGATACTCCGTCTTGCGTCGTCCTCGATCGTCTGCCTCGTCGACGATATGAACACGCCAACGCCCTCCACGTCGGTACGGTCCGTAGATCCTGACTCCGGTTGCTCTGGGTCGTCCCATGGCTGCGAGGGTCGCGCAGATCGGAGCTCGGCCGCAACCGCAGCGGCGATCGCCGGAATGTCGTCGGTGGTGAGCGGACGGCTCACGATCCACCCCGCAGCACGATCTTGACGAGACCTCGACACGGCTTGTTCCTGTCGTCTCGTCGCCGAATGGTTCCGCAACTGGCGCAGCTATCGAAGTCGTCGTCGCGGAAACGGAACCAGCAGTGCACGCCGGGGTAGCGCTCGATCCACTCGGCCTGGGTCGAGCAACCGCCAGCGGCGAGGGCTGCGGCCATGCCGGCGCGCCAGTCCGTCACGACTTCATCCTCCCGATCTCCATCGTGAGCTCCTCGAGGTAGCACCGCGCGCTGACGCCGCTGGCGTAGGACAGCGCGGCCATGAACGCGAGCACGAGGTGGCGCGGACGCGGGGTGCCACTCATAGCGCCAGCCCCAACTCGTCCACGTACCGCCATAGCCGCTCGTTCACCGAGACCCACGGATACGGCGCTGCGTCGCCGGCGCGGATCGCAGCGCTGATCGTTTTGCTGCGCTCGCGCATGCCGAGGCGGGCCGGCATCTTATCTCGTGGCGCCGCGCATGCAGTAGACTACTTCATTGCTAGTCAGCACGGAAGTGCACTCTAACAACTGAAGAAATTCAGCGCCGAGTTCATCCGTTGGCAAACGCATCGCGGGGACCGGGAGCGGCACTCCTAGCGAGTCGCTGCAAGCGCGCAGATCACTATTTACGCGACTCGCGAGCAAGATCTGGTCTAGTGGAGTAGACGTCGTTGCCTGTGCTCCACAGTCCTGCGTACAGGACGCATCTGCCTCTTCCTGTGAGGCGCCAAAACCGCAGTGCATCTGCCACACTCCAGGTATCTCAGCAGTTACGGTACAATACATCGGTTGCACGTACTCTGGAGGTGAGCACGCTGATCCGGCCGTCGCCGGGGACGCAGCAGTGACCGTTACGATAAGCGATAGTACCAAAGCCTTCATGATGGATTCCTTTCGTTAAAGATTCGTAAAGGTGGTGAGCGGTGAATCCGTGGAGCCGCAGTTCGCGGCCCACGTGTCGTTGACACGATCGACGTCGAATGCGGTGAAGCGTGGCGGACCGATCATGCGGCGCCCTCCGGGATGTACAGGTTTGTCGGGTTGTCCCTGTGGAGTTGGACCGCGCCGAAGATCGGGAGCTGCCCGTCGGTGTCCACAAAGCCGTACGCGCGCGTATCGAACGGGACCGAGATCAGGTGCTCACCACGCCTCGACGGGATGCGAGCGCGCAACCTTCCACGATCAGCCAGTAGCGTGGCGAGCCGCTCAGATCGGTCGTTGATCGCGTCGACGTCGAACAGCCACAACTTCTCGTTCGGCGACGTCGTGCCACATGCTCGATTGTATAACGACTTCATTCCGGCCCAATTCGCGGTCAATGATGCCTCGACAACCATGCGTGTGAACGTCGCGCCAACCTTGGCGTAGCTGCGAGGCGCAAGCCGGGTGCACGCGCGGACCTTGGATAGGTCGCAGAGCTGCTTGATCGTCGGCCATTGCTCTCGGAATTCTTCGGCGCTGCGGTGATAGAAAGTCCGCAGTAAGCGTACGCCGTTGTTTCCCTTGCGCTTCATCCGATCTAGCATCTCAGTGTAGATGAACGTATCACCGTCGGCGGCGGCCGGGCAGAAGCCAATTATCAGGTCTGAGTTGTCGATGGTGGTCATGACTGAATCTCCCCTTCGCACGCCACCGGCTCATCACGCACCAGAGCGGTCCACCACCACGCGAGTGGTCCCGACATGCCGTAGTCTAGTATTCCGCGCCGCATCTGGTGTGCGATGCGGGAGAGCCGGGCATCTTCTGGTTCGCCGTTTAGGCGATCGAAGATACGCGGCGCGGTCATCTCAGCCTCCATCCGCTGTGATCCAGCAGTTTGCCGTTAGGAGCGATCACGTGCAGCGCAGAGAGCCGATTCGCACGCCACTTCCTGAGCGCCATGAACGTGGTAGCCCACGTTCCGCCATGCGGCTGCGGCTCCGGTTCTAATGGCATCGAGATCATGACGCCACAGGCGGACGCAACCTCGCTGACGATCGTCGCGTTGCGCTTCATGTGCGGCAGCGGATCGCGCGTCTCGTCGCAGGTGACGTCGGCGCGATGATCGGTAGGCAGTCCGGGGTGCCCAACAATACGAACCGGACCACCTCGCGGCTCCCGACAGATCGCATGGAACTGCGCATCGCCACCGATGCACATGCCGTGGTGCGCGGTGAATCCGTCGAGCCGAAATGTCTCACCCAGAAGCCAACGAAGCGTATCAAGCTGCGCGTCAGTCGCGCCGTAGCGGGTCGCGGTGCAGCCAACGCGCATCACGCTCTCCACGGCGAGCGATACCGCTCGAACAATTGATCGATCTCCGACGCTCGAGCCGCGATGTACCCGAGCTCGTGGTGATCCGCCAGCGGCGATTGCGCGATCTCCAGCGACCGGATCCACAGTAACGCGCAATGGAAATCCACACGCACGGGGTGACTCATTGGTTAGCTCCGTTCACCGCGCGCAACTGTGCTAGCTGCCGAGCACTCCACTGCGCGGCGAGGCGCGCCTCGTAGGCTTCAATTCGGTGCAGATTGCGCTCGCGGCGAAGCGCAGCGATGCTGTGTTGGGCGCTCGCCAACGACTCGCGAAGTGCACTGACGTTGCGGAGCGTACGCAGATACATGATCAGTACACCTAGCACTAGGCCGGCCAATACGAAACAGAACGCGCTCAGAGCGATCATGGCTGGCTCTCCACTGCTACTCTCAGACGCCGCATATCATCGAGCAGCGTCGGACGTGACTGCGCGCGCCGCTGGCGGATCTCGAGCTGGATCTCGGTGCGCGCCTGACGCGCCTCGGTGAGGCGATCTCCGATCGAGTCCCTGGCCGTCTCCAGTCGCGCGATGTCCTCGGCGATTGCATCATCGGCTTGACGGAGCTCGGCGATTCGACTGATGTTGGGCTCCTGACAGTCCGTTCCCTGCTCGATACCGAGGGCATCGTTGATCTGGTCGACCAGCGCGCTCCGATCGACCTTTCCGGCGAGCAGCATGCAGACCTGCGCATGGCTTACGTTCGACCTCCGCGCCAAGTCTCGCCGCGACATCCTCCGCTCCTCGATAGCCTCGGAGACCGTGCGGCGCCATTCTTCGGTGACCTCGGTGATGGTCACGGGGCCCTCATGATCGTACTGGAGTCGGAGGTCGTGGTCGGCAGTCGCGGTGCGTGTGGACGCGCCTCGATCATCGCGATCGCGCCGTGCAACGAGACGAAGGTCCGGTTCACCGAGCGCTGCATGGCGCCGATCTCGTCGTCTCGATCCGTAACCGAGATCTTGACTGCGAGCTCGCTGGTGTCCGGGCTCTGGCTCACTCGATCCATCTCGGTCGAGAGCGCGACGAGCGGACGGATCATGCGCCGACTCAGCAGAAACATCCCTGCGATAGCCAGCAGTACGAGCGCGCCGAACGTTACCGACAGTCGCATGATCAGGTCATTGCGCTGCGCCGTGATCCGGTCCTGCGATACGCCGACACGGAACGCGCCCCAGTGCTGCCCATGGACGAAGATCGGCGCGGCAACGTCCCAGGCCAGTTCTCCGGTGTCGCGGGGGTATTGCTGGACGAGCACACCAGATCCGGCGTAGCCAGCAGCCGCGACAGGCTCCGCGCCCGGGTAGATCATCTTGCCTCGAGACAGCTGAGGGTCGGTAGCGTCCCCTTTCGGTGGTCCGTCCTGACGAGAATTCGTCGTCGGAACATAGCCGCCGCTGGCACCCGACTCCAGGCGGATCCGCATCATTCCCGAAGCGAACAGGCAGTCACTACACGAGCCGACTACCGCGTCCTCGATCTGCTGGATCCCGTGCGAGTCCGTGTAATCGGACAGCAGCGATCGATACCTGGCGTGCTCGACCTTGACCGAGAATTTGATCTCATCGAGCCGTGGGTGCACGACGTCATCGATCGTCAGCTTACCCGCCTCGACTGCATCGTCGAGGAGTCGACCATACGCCGCGGCGCTGGCGAGGGCCGTGGTTTGCGCATCCTTGACACGAGCCCCTGTGACCACGTCCATTTCCCGGGCCGTCACGGCGGCACCGGCCATGGCGAGGAGTAGGAGCATGATCGCAGCGGAGAATACGGAGAGGCGTACGGAGATTCGCTTCATGGGATCTTTCTGGCGCGATAGGAGTCGAAGCAGGTGCATCGCGCCGACACGCAACCATGGTCACACAGTCGCATCGTCTCCACCATCGGAACGACGTCATCAATGTGGTCGACACCGGTCTGATTCACGACGTGACGGATCGTTGCGCTGGCGGCGCGGAACTCTTCGCGTAGCCCGCGGATATCATCGGACGTGACCGTCGCCGGATCGCGATCGCCATGCGTCTCGTCGAGGTAGGCCAACTGTAGCGCGCGGAGAGCGTACTCCGCAGCAAGCGCGCGACCGCGCCAGTCCTGAGTCGGCTCCTCGCACCTGTCGTGGCGGTTCCAGAGGCGCCAGCACAAGTGCTGGCCGTCACCTTCCGGAATCGTGTCGTAGTCTGCCTGCGTTGCCGTTGACTTATCGCAGTTTTCGCAGCGGTCAGCCATGGGGCACCTCAAACGGACGACGCCAGGCCAGTTCGAGCCCGCCGGCGATCGACAGGTTGGCCAGCAACACGGTCAGGTCGTAGTCGGTCTCATAGCGGATCGCCTTCATGCCTGGCCCGGTGAGCACCCACTCGGCGCGGTGCCAGATAGCCGGATCGTCGCCGTAGGTCGTGCTGGTGATGATGTTCACGGCTCCTCCTTGACGTGCTGGCCGTGGCCGTCTCCTGCGGTGCTCCAGCGGCGTGCCCGGTTGATCGCCATCTTGGCGTCGACTAGGTCAACCTGCTCTTGCCCGTGTGCGCCTGGGATGCCTGCGAGCACGATCTGCACGTCGGCTACCTCGGTGCCAGCGCGCGGATCGTTGTCGTCGATGATCAGCGCTTCGATCAGCTCGGCGAGTTCCTCGGCGGCGCGGATCGCACGGGATAGATTGGGGCGAAGGACGGCTGGCTCGTCGACGATCGCAGTCTTGGCGTGCCACATTGCGCCGCGCATCGCCTCATCGCTGCGATCGACACGCTCCCATGTCGTGGTGGCCGGACCGAACGTCTCGTTCTGCCACTGCGCGATAGATGCGGTGGTTTCCTTCACGTCCTCACCTCTTCCTGTGCCGCGAACGCAATCACGGCCTGCCCCGCTTCGGTCAGCGGATGATGCCGCTTCGGGGCCTTGGAGGCGGCCCAACTCTGACCCGTTGGTCCCGGCTCCGGCGACGGCTCGATCCATCCGAGGCGTAGGAATGCGCGGCGCATCGCCGATGGGATCCTGCGAGTCGGATCGGCATGAAGTCTCCGAAGCATCTCGAGCCGCCCCGGGTTGAGCTCTGGCGCGAATCTCGACGCAGCCATACGCTCGGTGTGACACGACACCATCGGCTCTCCACCTGTCGATACGCAATGGTCGAACATCGCCGAGCCGCAGTGGGCGCAGGCGACGCGGCGTCCAGTGCTGGCGATTGAGGTTCCGCTCATGGGCGGACCGCGGAGAGCGCCATGGCGAGTCGCTCCCCTTCTGGGGTGCCGGCCACGGAGTCGCGCCATGCCAGCGCCGCGGCCACGATCTCGAGCAGCGCCGGTGCAGCGTTGCGAAGGTCGGCGATCGCGATGGCATCGGAGGCGACGCCGAATGGAGAATTGCAGCAACCGCAGCCACCGATCACGAGCGTAGCAGCGGTTCCCTGCTTGCTGTCATCGACAGTAATACTGACGTCTTCGGCGCTCGATGGCGCGATTTCGGTGTAGACAAGCTTCTCATTCATCTCGTACTGCCATGAGCCAGCCTTCCAGGGACCGGCGGTCATGCTGGCTACGGACCGCTGCAATTCGTCGATGCTCGGCATCATGTCGTCTCTCCTTTGTCGGCCGTCGCTGGCGTCTGCTGCGCCCTCACGCCAGCCTCGAACCCTCGTCTGTGTGCCATCGCGAACAGGTACGTGTCCGCGATCCACACGGCGCCGACAGACACCGGAATCCACCACCAATGAATCACGCCTCACCGCCATGTGGTCGCCCAGGCGTCAGCCAGCTCTGCGCCGCGATGGAAGCGGACAAGCGGGCGTTCTCAGCCTCCAACTCGCAAACACGCCTCGCGGACCATTCCGCGCTGGCGAACCTCACCGCTGCCGCGAAGCGTTCCTCGCGGAGGTCGATGCGCAGCGCGGTGATGATGCGAGCCGATGACCGGATGGCTTGCAGCGCGACGAGGAGCGACAGGATGGCGAGGAGCGCGATCATCAGGTGCCGCCCAGGATCCGAGAGATCACGGCGCGGGCTGCGTTGACCATAGACGTGTGTTTCCTGGACACGCTGTCGACGCAGCCGGCGACCGGGTTGTTACAGATCAGGCGATCGGCGTATCTGAGCGCGTCGATGTCTGTGTCGGACAGTACAGATCGATCGTCGAGGCGTAACAGCAGTGCATCCCGCTCCGCCACCAACGCCGCGGCGACCTGATGCGCATGATCGAGCTGAGCCGACATCTCCGCGACCGCCTGTACGTGTTCGCATCTCTCGTCGACGATGATAGTCACTGCGGCTCCTCCGTGCCGCACACGTCGCTGCCTCCGCCGCCGAGTGTGCCGCCGCCGCCGCCGGGCGGCCACGGACACACCGCTGGGCAACTCGCTCCGCCAGATCGACCGCCGCATCCGTCACTGCATGTGGCGTAGAAGGTGACCGGGACGGTCTGCGGTCCAGCGCCCCGCACGCCGCCAAGACTGGCAGACGCCAGGAGACGGATGGTGTCGGAATTCAGGTGCAACTTCTTGTCGTGTCGCTTCATTTGATCCCCATCGAGATTGTTTCAATCAGTTGCATGATCGGCACCCCTGTATTCCTGGAGCAAGCGGACAACCTTGCGTACGTATCGCCCGACACCGATATGCTGCCGCGTGTGGATCGGTTGTGTGGCGATCGCTGCATCACGGCTCCGCACCGAGGACATGGCGCCGATGGTGCAGCGAGCCCCAGGGTGCTGACGCTGATGCGCCCGTGACTGGGGCAAGTATATTTGGCCGGTCCGCTCATGACGCTACGGAGATCCGCCGTTGCCGCAGTCGAGCGACGCAGCGTTGCACGTCGGCATGTTCACCGACATGAACTGGCACTGATTCGCTGTGCATGCAGCATCGAAGCTGTTGCAAGTCATGACCCGCGAGCAGTCGCAGGTTGCACCGAACGTTGGGTTCGGCACGGATGCGCCGCCCCATGCCCTGCCGAGCTGCGGAGAGGTCAGTGAGCGGACCGCTTCTTTTCGAAGGTGTAGCCTTTGGGAGATCTTGTGCATGTTGTCCTCTAAAACGGTGAATCTGCCACTGGTTCGTCGTCAGTCGTGACGAGCTGCGGCTTGGTGTCGTATTCCTCGATCACTGTCGTAGACTTGCGCTCGGATCCGCCGGCGGCCCGAACCGCCTCGATCACGGCCTTCGCCGCGCCGCGCTTGCCCTTGAGCGCCGCGTCGAGCCGAGTCTTCGTGGCGACACGCGCGACCGCAGCGTCGGCCGTTGCTTGGTCGTGCAGCCGCTTGACGGTCTCGTAGACCACGTCACCGTCGAGCTTTTCGTTGCCGAGCTTGTGGTGCGGGCCGAATGTCTTGCCTAAGCGCAGTTGGATCGGTCGCTCAGCGGCCCGCGCATGCAACGCGGCGTTGAGCCTTGATACAACAATCTTGATCCGCTGCAGTAATTCATACGCCTCCGCCGCTTCGGTGTCGTCCTGGAACGGGATCATCGCTTCGATGCGTACCGCGATCTCTCCGGTTCCAGCCTGAATCGCGAGTGCTTTTTGTTCGGGGCACGACAAAAACGCGTGGCAGTATTTGCAGTGTGGTCCGGTACGCAACGTTTTGTCGGTTGAAATCAACATGTCCCGCAACCGAACGAAATGAGCGTCGAGTTCGAGCACGCCAAGTGTAGCGATGTCAGCAGGAAGCCACGACGCACCGAGATAGACGATTGCTACGGTGACCTCGTCACGACCAGAAGCTCGAGCAACCGCGAGCGCTGCGCATGCGAGCTGCCGGTTGTCGGCTGCGGACGTGACTCGCTCAAAGCCCTTGTAGTCCACGACGAGGATTCGCCGCTCGCCGTAGACGATCAGGTCAATCGTCCCAGGGATCTCGAACGGTCGAAGTCCGGTGTAGTCGCGCCATGCGATGTGACCAAGAGCGCGCGCCGTGTCGTCGCTGGTGTCGATCGCCATGGCACATTCAGCCGACAGAACATCGCCGGGCTCGAGGAGCTTGCGTACCTGCCACGGAAGATCTTCGTTCGCGCCAAGCACCACCGCCGCTTCCGCATCCCCGTGCCGATCGTTGCCCTGATCAGCATACGTCGTGTGGTAGTCGTGCTGCGGCAGGTGAGCGGAGCCTGGGCATGCCAGGACGCGCTCCACGGACGAAAACGAATGACGGATCATGGCTACGGCGCCTCGGTCCAGGAGCTCGGCGCCTCTTGGTCCACGACGAGTCTGTCGTGATGTTCCAGCGCGTCGCACAGCACGCCAATCACCTCTCCTTCGTTGCGCATGGCGATCGCCTTTCTGACCGCCTGCAGTACGACGCGCGCTGCATCGAGCTCGTTCATGATCGAGCGCAGCGCGTTCGATGCCTCGCCTTGCGGAGGATGCCAATGTTCGTCGTATCGCAGGATGCTGACCCTATAGTCACCAGATGGGACGACGAAGGTGAACTTGCCTCCATCAACACGGACACGGCGATCCTGATTGTTCACGACACCTCACCCGTGCTTGCGTCGGATTGCGTCACGGGGACCACAGGCGGCATCGCTTCGACCGATGACGAACCGCCTGATGTAGGGCGCCGCTTGAGGTCTGCCACCTTGGCCTTGTACTTCGCGTTGATCGCCTCGTACGCGGGATGTCCGGGCTTGAGCCCGCGCTTGGAAAAGCGATTGGCAATCACTTGGCATTCGGACATCGAGTCTGCGACGTCCAGTTCGGCGAACTCCTGGTAGTCGCTGGTGTTGAACGGCGGTGGAGTCGTTTGTGCGTCGGTGAACTCGGCGTCGATGACATCGGATTGCGTAGCGGCGGATGAAGCCTGCGCCACAGTGCTCGGCTCGCGATCGGCGATCTCGTCACTGGTGAAGCAGCCAGCGAGCACGTCCGGGTAAACGTCGCGTGCGAGCTCTGACTTCGCACGCGACGCCAGCATTGCGCGCGGAAAGGTCCGCCAGTTGTCCTTCTGGTGCAGCGCCGCTGACTTGGCCATCTCGATCGTCCACGTGCACTTCTGCTCGGGCTCTCCTCGGCGCTTCGTCACGTACGTGACGCTCCTGTCGGTCCCCTCGCCGGAACGGCGGAAGTACTCCGCCTTGCCACTGCCGAGCACGACCGCGACCATGGCGTCTGCGGTCATCACCGGCTTGCCAGAGATGATGTTGAAGCTACGTAGCGACGCCATCGAGTACAGGCCGAGTTCCTGACCGGCCATGATCTGCATCAGGACGTCTGGAACCTTGCCCTTGAGGGCGTCGGGCAGTAGGGAGGACTTCGCAAGACGTTCCGCGAGGTCAATCACTTCGGCGAGGGTGCGCGGAACGATAACCGTCGTAGTCTGGCGGACCAGTGCGTTTTCTTCGCTCACCGCAGCACCTTGGCGATCTGCGCGACGGTGCGGTCATACGCTGACGAGCAGGAGATGAACGGGATCGCATCCTCGTCACCCGGCGGCGGAATGTCATCCGATGGCGGCGCCCCACTGTACATCTGACCGCTCTGACCGCCGGCGTCTTCCGCCAGTGCGGCACGCAGGGCAGCGTCGGAATCGGTCAGGTTCTCCTGGCTCGACGCCTTGAGTGGCGCCGGACCGCGACCGATGCTGTTCGGCTTCACCCAGATCGGCGCAGGCCCAACCCTGCCGCCGCGGTCCCACTCGTCAAACCTCTTCCCCCTCCTCATCTCAATGTGCTTGATCTCGATGGTCGACTCGCCGCCGGTTGCCTTGACCCATTCTGCGACATCGCTCTCGATCGTGGCCAGCGTCTGGCATTTCCAGCCAACCGCCTTGCAGGTCCGCGCGATGTACGGCGCCTGCTTGTTGTTAACCGCCTCTTCGTACGTGTACATCTTCCCTTTGTGCTCACCCTTGGTGATCTCGACATTGATCCGAACCACCGGGATATTGCGACTGTCGTCTCCGTAAAAACCGTCGAGAACTTTGCATGGCCAAAAACCAGCTGCGATATCTGACATTTTTGTGTGTCCTTGTATTTTCCGTCGGTGGACCGCTGACGAGTCGAACGTCAAAACCCGGTCGATCCAGATCTCGGCAGGCTGTCCTGGCTCAGCCTTGGGTGTCTCGTCCGTCCAGCTGGGATTAGCAGCATGCAGCCGGATCGGCACAACCGAGAAAGCGATTATAGCCCTAGAGCGGACTCGTTGGGCAAGAGTATAAGGCCGTCCGTGAGTGAGAACGCAACGCGGCAATGGGAGTGCGACTGAGTGTGGCATCCGCAAAGCTCGGCAACGGCGCTGCCGGATCTGGCGATCCAGACATCGATGTTGTGGCGAGACAGGGATACCTTCACGTCCGCACCACACGGCGCATGCGAACAGTTTCCTCGCGCCCGATCACTGGAATGCGAGATCCCAGCGATTGTCGACGGGGCCATGCCGACCAAACGATCAGGGCAGCGCACCCGATCGCGGTTCCGGTCATCGAGTACCATCCGGTCGACCAGAAGCTAACCTGGCCGACGAACAGGGCGAAGAGGACGAGCAGAGCGGTCACTTGACGGCTCCGAGGAGGCGGTCGATGAGCGCGCATGCGACATGGACATCCCGGACTGCAGTTCCGACTCTCCAGTCGTGGCCACCCTCATCCAGGTGGAGGCGGATCAACTGAAACCCACGTAGTTCTGCGTCGGTAATCGTGTACGCACCGATCGGCGACGACGGCGCCAGCCGCAACCTCGCCAGTTCACGTAGCCACGCCAGACCTCGCTCGACGCGAGCGGTCCGCATCGCCTGGTCCTCCAGGATCTTGATCTCAGTAGCGAGACCGTCATCGGTCGCAGTGGACTGCCTGCCGATCCACCCCATGCCAGCGCGTTCTGCCTCGAGATCGGACTCCAACTTTCGGATGCGCTCTGCGTATAGCTTCGCTTCTTCGATGCGAGCCCACAGAGCCTCGCGAAGTGCCACAAACTCGGCGGTCCGCTCGTCCCTGCTCCGCTTGAGCTCATCCAGCGCATCGCGTAGTTGTGGATCGATTTCGGTCTGCAGCCAGCTGTCGAGATCGTCGTCGGTGATCACGGTCCACCGTCCGGTAGCGACATGACGCCGTCAGCGCCGACGTACCCGCCGCGCAGGTTCGCGCCGCGCAGGACGAGCGATTCAACCGCTTCACGAATCGGCTGAGTCGACCCGTCTGGAACATCGACGGTGCGGATGCCTGCGTCGGTATAGCGGTTTTTGATTGTAACGATCATGGATTTCTCTCGATCTCTGTCGTGTCAGGCGGGACATTCGGCCACTGATCCGCGAGTGGCCGGTCGATGGACCATGGGTAATAAGTCTCACCGTGGGTCAACATCGAAAGCCATCCCTCGGTATCGATCCACGCGTCGAGGGCATACCCGACCCGCGCGAGAGTTCTGGCTATGTGATCGATAGTCTCCGCGGCATCCGAGTCATTGCTCGGGACAATACCCTTGGTGGCTCCGCATCTACAACTGTAGCCGATCCAGAGATCGGACAGATCACCGGTATACTGGTACAGCGAACTCTCGAAATCGGTGCTAGTTCCATCGGCATAGGCGTACGACCACCGATGACTACACTTATCAGTCACCTCAACACCTCCTCCGGTATCCCTGCCGTGTTGACGTCATCCGACATCATGGGCACGGCCTCCCGGCTCGCAATCACCGCTGCAATGTAGCCTCGCCGTTTCGACTGCATCAGGCCGCACGAAGCGGCCATGCTGCTATCCGGATCCGGGCAGCTCATGGCGATCTCGCCGATGGCATCACACAGCGCGGCGATGGCAGGCATCGGACGGCTACCGGCCGCTGCGAGGGCATGCGCGGCCAGCGCCTTGATCAGTCCGTTGTCGGTCACGATTTCACCTCCGTGCACGCCGCGTCCGTGCACGCCGCATCCACGATCGAAAGCCGCCGACCGATTCGCGAGGCCAGCCGAAGCGCGGCGTACAGCGCCGTGGTGATCTTCACGACCTCGACGGGTCGTCGATCCTCGAAGGCGACGTCGTCGGCAGGCGGCACCGCGAGATCCGCCGCGAGCTCGGCGACGGTCCGCCCGGTGATTGCCAGCGCGGCGCGACCAAACATGGCATCAAGCCTGTCCCGCGCTGCCAGCTCCGCGGCCACGTCGGCGATGTGAAGCTGCAGCGCTCTTCGCGCCCGCTCGGAGCGCTGGAATGAATCACGCAGATCCAACAGCGTGCCGCAGAGCTGCAGGACATGGCGCGGCGACCCGAGCAGCATGCCGAGCTCCGGGCGAGACGGGTCGGCGGCGACGTCGGCCATGGCGAGCATGGAATCAGTGAGTCGACCGAAGTCCGGATCGTCGAGATCGGGCAGCGGGGTGACCGGCTCGCGGAGCGCCGGGAGATCCATGCGGGTCCCGGTGCGTGACATGATCTCGACAGCCTCGTAGGGCGCCGTAAGATGGCCATCTTCGTCGTAAAACGGGTGAAGCATTTGCTGAATCCTTGTTGTGGAGCCGCGGGATGCGGCGCAGTCAGTTCAGTCGACGACCGGAAACTCGCACTCGGTGGCCGCGCTCCACGCGGCCCGAAACTCCTGCCGATCACTGCACAGATCGATCAGATCGCTTCCGGCGTCGCGATCGCTCGCTCGAAGGTCGCCGAGCCTGCCATAGAAGATCGCCCAGATCCTCGCCGTGGGCGACCGCGGATCATCTACGCCAACGAACGACTGCTCTGCGGTATCGCGCAGATACCTGATCACGCAGGCGACCTCCGCGGCGCTCTGCTCCCGAGCGGTCACTGACTGGAACGCGACCCGGCTGTCGAGGCCGATTGCGGCATAGGAGGTATGGCGCAGCGCGTGGTCGGAAGTGGCGATGGCCACGCGCTGGCAGTGGGAGACGGCTGGGGTCACGACCGCACCTCGTCCCCGCCGAAAGTCGGAAGATCGCGGGTTCGCGTGCGGCCAATCGTCGGCAGCACCATAGTGACGGTGTGGCTCTCCGTGCGCATCGCAGCGCTCGGCGACGGCGGAGCCAATGTGCCCTGTGCGACGAGCTGATCACGCGGAGACCAGCCGGTGGGGAGGACTTCGGTGGTACGTCCGGGTCGGTTCGTCATATGCACACCGTGCACTCTCCAAGCCCCGCCGTCAACCCCTAAAATGCACTCTGTGCAACAGCCGCGAATCTATTGAATGTTTCCCGTCGGGATCAACGCGGCTCGAGCGAGCAGATCGGCGGGGGACGTCACCGGGGTCTCGTAGATCGAGACGTAGACCAGCATCAGGTGCAGCACAATCTGAAATCTCGCCGGATCTATGGCGATCAGCTTACGAGCGGCCTCGGCGAGTGCCTCTAGCCCTGACTCCACTGCCACCGTGCGGATCGCCATTGGTCGACGACACTACCGCAGTGAGCGATTTTGTCACAATGCCTCGTGCGATTTCTTTTTGCGCCACCCCGTCGATCACATCCAGGGCTTCTGCTCTGGCAGCGTGTGCCGCAAGTTCCTCCTGTGCGCGACGTACAACAGCGAGCATTTCGGATGCCGCGCGTTCCGTCGGCGCGATGAAAAACGGAGGTGGTACGCCGAGCGCCGCGCTGATTCCGTTGGCGAGGGCCACGCTTCGACCGACACCGTCCTTGAATTTCGAGATCGAATCAGACTTCCACTCATGACCGTTCGGTCGTCCAGCATGCGCGCTTGCAGCGCGTGCAATATCTGCGTTCTTGATCGAAGGGCTGTCGAGCAGTGGGATCGCCTTGCGGAGCCACCACTCAGGTAGATCCGGGTTACCGGCTCGCTCTTTCCTAGACATTACAAAATATTACGCGATGACGCGTGGCTACAGGATACATGACCATTGACGTTGCACGGTGCACACTGTACAACGAACAGAGATGTCGGATCCGAGAGATGCCCTTCGCGCTGCGATGCGCGATCGGGGCTACACGCACGAGCGACTGCTGCTTGAATCGGGCCTGAAATGCGATCTAAGCTCCCTGAACCGCAAGCTAAACGGCGGTCAGGGACTCGAAGCACATGAGGCACGTGATCTTGCACGCGTACTCGGCGTGCGCGTCGCCGGCATCGACCGCATGCTGGCGCTGGCCGACACCATCGGCGCCATTGCGACGTGGCCCGCGGATCGAAGGAGAGGTGAGTCATGATCGTAGGCGAAACAAGTAGCCACCCGGGCGATGGTCCACAACAGGACCATGCGTACAGTGCAACCGGAAAGCAATCCGGAGTGTTGTGGTCGGTCGTCGCGGCGTACGTCGCGATCGTCGCCCTCGGACCGCACGACATTGCCTGGCTCGCTCTGGTCGGCGTGTCGTTGTCTGCCACGGCTCTACTGATCGTCATCCTGGACCGGGACGCATGACGCCGGAAGACGTAATCGTGAGGATGAGCAGACTCAGAGTTCCGCTCGCGCATGTCGCGGCGCATCTGGCCATGCACGATCGGATCTCGATCGCCGCAGCGGCTCGCATCGTCGCGGATCTGACAGGCGAGCGCGTCATGGCAGCTGCTGCTGTCGCGGCGTGGCGGAAGCTGTACCCAGGTCGCCGGCCATTCGACCGCGAGCTACGTCCGCGATCGTCCAATTCGCAGTCGGCTAAGGCCGTCGAGTGGATCGAGGCCAACGGCGGGTCGCTGACCGACGGTGCACTTAGGTTCGGCGTCACCGCACAGTCAGTGTCTCGGCGCTGGCATCGGGTCCACGGGGACACTCCGACGCCGCTGGGACAGCGCAGCGCCCGGGTACGAGTCGAGGTGGTCGAGCTGCTACGGCGAGGCATGAGCCTGCGAACTGCGGCCCGCGTCGTTGGGACCTCGCACAGCACTGCGGAGCGGTTCGCGAAAGCCGCTGGAGTCTCCACGGTAGAGATTGCTGCGCAGCGGAGAGCGGAGGTCCGCCAGCGGATCGTCGCGGAACTGGCTGCTGGAGCGACCCTGCAGGATGCCGGGATCAACGCTGGCGTCTCTCGTCGCCTCGCGACGTGCCTCGCCGCCGAGGCCGGCGTCCGTCCTGCAGCACGGAGCAGCCGCCGCGACGGGTGCATGGCTCGCGCAGTAGCGCTGGTCCACGGCGGGATGAGCGTGGTGGCGGCTTGTAGGTCCGAGCGCTGCTCGGAGACGGGCGTGTACATCAGGACCAGGGAATTGAGGCAGAGGTGACCCGCCGAGAGCGTCGAGCCGCGGTGATCGCGAAGCGGCTGGCAAGCAAGACGCGCGGCGCGGTACCACCGCTGCTCGAAGGATCGGCACGAGCCGATGATCCGAAGTGGCATGTGGTGTGGGTGGACACGGATAAGGAGCAGATCTGATGATGCGATGGGTTCGAGGCTGGAGTTTATTCGACTGGGTTCTCTTGGTTATCGTGATCACGTTCGCCGCGAGCCAGTTCAGCTACGCGGTCGACTGGGTAGATCGACGATCGTGTCGCACCAACGGCGGCCGAGTCATTGAAAGTGAGCATCATGACTGGCGCTGCGCAACGACACCGCCAGAGCGTGCGCCGTGAGCGCCCCACCATGCATCTGGTGCCACGACGCCAACTGCTCACCGAGGAATTCACCCGAGCATTACTGCCTGGACTGCGAGGCGCCACTCGAACCGTGTCAGTGTCGTTCGGGCTGCCCAGGCGGACAGTGCTCGGGTGGATGTCGCTCAACTCCAGAGGTCGGGTACATCCCATGACAATCTCGATCACCGTCCACTCGGCCCGCGAAGTCTCCGTCCACGATGAGCCAGGCCCGATCGCTCGACTCATCGGACGGCGCCGCAGGGACTATGCCGCCTTCCTCGCCGTCGATGACTGGTTCGGGCCGGACAACCGATCACTGCCGGATCGGCTGCAAGATCGGATCGATCGCGCAGTGACGCGGTGGTTCGCGCAGAACCGAATCGACGGACTCAAGAGACAGTAGTTCCCGACACCGTCGGGTAGGAGCTCACAGGTGACATACACGAGTCGTAGGCCGCGCGTCCTGGTAGACGTCGACGGTGTGCTGGCCGATTTCATGGGCGCAGCGCTGAAAATCATCAATCGAGAGCTCGGGACTCTTCACGTTATCGAGGACGTGACCGAGTTCGATTTCGCCAAAGCACTCGGCCTGAGCGCCATGGATGCCACGACGGTCAAACGCGCCATCGGCAACGAACCAAGGCTTGCGGCCGGACTCGGCGTTCTGGCCGGCTCGGTTGATGGCATGCGCGCGCTACGCAGCGTCTCCGACGTCTACATCGTCACTTCATCCTGGGACAGCAACGAGACATGGGAGTTCGATCGCAAGGCGTGGTTGCGCAGGAACTTCGACATCCATCACCACGAAATCGTGTTCACCGCGGCCAAGCATGTCTGCGGAGGCGACTTCCTCGTCGATGACAGGACCGAGACGCTCGTGCGATGGCAAGCCGAGCATCCGAGTGGCCGCGCTGTGCAGTGGCGGACGTTGCACAACCGGCGCGACGAGTGGAATGGAATCAGCACAGCGTCCTGGGGCAAGATCATCGATCTCGTTCGTCGTCGAGTCGGGTGTCCATGATCCGCGTCAACCACAGTATGATCGGCCCATTCGACGTGCGCTGCCCTACGTGCAGCGCAGGCATTGGCTCGGCATGCCACAGCGATCGTCGGCGATCGCTGATCGATCCGACTCCGCCGCCGCACCCGTTGCGAGTCACACGAGCAGCAAGAGGTAACAGATGATCCGCGTCACCATCGCCCTATCAGGCGACAGATTTCACTCGATCCTCGCCTATGTCTATGGGGACTGGGCAGTGCACAGCGACGGCACCCCCGAGGGGTGGAGAGTCACGCTGCTGAATTCCGGCCGCAGCGCGAACCCGATCAGCATGTCAAAAGCCGGCGCCCGGCGTGCCGCGGCCTGGCTCCAGAGACACATCACCCACGACGAGATCCTCGACTGGGCAGAGCTCAACGAAAGCGTCAAGGCACGGATCCAGCAGGGCATCGAGATCGGAGCGGATAAATGACCCAACGACGGTCCTACTCCAGGTGGAACCCTAAGACCGGAGATGTCGACTGGATCGATCCATCCACGCCGGTCACGCCGCCGCGGGTCCGCTCACGTATCGAGACTGACGATGAGGTCCGGGCACGGCTCACGCCAGCGCATCACGCGCAGAACCCGCACTATCCGCCGGAGCACTTCCGCGGGACGCATGGTCGATCGCTCGACGACTTGCTCAAGATCTACGGACTACCGCCCAGGCGGTATGTCGACGAGGTGATCTCATGAAGGCCCCCGGCAGACGCACTCGCGAAGATGCAGCCCTGATATGTGCGGTCGCAGAGAGCACGTTCGCCGGCATGGGATACCGCGCGATCGGAAGGTGGCTCAATGTCAGCAGAGCTGCGTGCGATCTTGCCATCAGCGCCGAGTCGGCAGTGTTTGACGTATCCGTCGATGGCACACAAGGCGATGCAGAGGCCGAATCTCTACTGCGCTGCGGCTGGTGCCCTGGTGATCTGATCGAGCGCAGGGGTGCGAAATGACCCCGCTCGCGCTCCACCGCGCCGAGGTCCGCCGTCTACGGGCCAGCGGCTACCACACCACGAGTCGGGTCCGAGTCGCGGTCCGCTACGCCGTGATCATGGACTGCTCCATCACCGAGGCGGCTCGTGTCCTCGGGGTCTCCGCCGGCGGCGTCTGGCATGCCTGGGATCGGATGTTCCCGGATCTACCGCATCCGCTGGAACCAGCGGGCCGGGCCGGACGCGGTGAGTACGCGCTCGAGCTCGTCGACAGTGGCATGTCCACGCGGGCCGCAGCCGCTACAGCCCGCGTGTGCGTTCAGACCATTTACGGCGCGCGATCGAGACGACGCGCGGAAGCGCGGGGGACGTGAAGCCGCTGCGCAAGATCGCCAGCGACGCGGTTCGTTTCTTCTCTAAGACCATGCGATCCGGCAATGGCCGTCTCGAGTGGATCGGCGGGATCGTTCGCGCTACCGCAATTCACATGGGGATATCGCCACCCACAGCATATGGTGCCGTGGGTGGTGCAAACTGGAAGTATGTAAAATGAGTAGCGCCTACAGCGTAATCGTCGCAGATCCACCTTGGGCACCGCGCGACAAGTTGCCTGGCAAGACCCGCGGCGCGGCCAAGCAGTACCGTGTGCTATCGACGCCGCAGATCTGCTCGTTCCTCGTCGACAACAGCGTCCGGGTCGCCGATAACGCGCTGCTGTTCCTCTGGAGGATCGCCAGCATGCAGCGCGACGCGCTGGACGTCGCGCTGGCCTGGGGGTTCGACGTCAAGGCCGAGTTCGTGTGGCGCAAGCTGACGCGGACCGGAAAACCGCACTTCGGCATGGGCCGATACGTCCGCAACGGTCACGAGGTGTGCCTGATCGGTGCACGCGGTCAGGCGGCCAAGTTGATCGCCAGCCACAGCGTGCGATCGGTGTTCGAGGCGTCGGTGCCAGCCGACGCAGACGGCAAGATCATCCACAGCAAAAAGCCCGAGGCGTTCTGGACCGAGGTCGTCGAGCCGCTGACCACCGGCTACGGCATCGAGCTGTTTGCGCGCACACGGCGACTCGGCTGGGACGCGATCGGCGATCAACTACCCGCGCAGGAGGCCACATGAGGCGCCCGGTCGCCGCCCGCCCCTCCTCCTGCGCGATCTGCGTCGATCGCCCGCCGACGGTGTACCGCCAGCTCGAGGGCGACGATTTCTCCTGCTGGATCTGCTCGGAGTGCGACGGGGAGTCGATCGCACCGGCGCGCCCGCGCCGTGACCGTGGCTACGAAGTCCCTGAGCGCTCGGTTCGGTCCGGAAGCACTCTCGAGCAGTTCAGAACCGGATCCGCTCTCGTGGCTCCCGCCACCTCGCCGCGCGTCCCGTACATCGGACGCGACCCGACGCCTGGGTTCTTGCTCGTCAAGGTCCCGCGCAGCCGTGCGCGAGTCCCCATCGATCGTCGCCAAGCGCTGGACACCCTCAGCGGGAAGCCTTGGTTCGCAGAGGTCCGCTACGTCGGCTGTGATGTTCGCTGGTACGTGTTCGAGCGTCCCGATGACAAGCTTTCCGCAGCCGCGCGGCGGGCACCGACGTACGACGTAACGGAAGCGCTGAAACAGATGAGTTCTACGTCGCGCGAGCGCGAGTATCAGGCCGACCGCCGCGATGCGGCGCGCGCCGCTGGCAGTTGCATCAACGAAACGAACGCGGGCACACACGGAATGGCGACGGATGGTGTCAGGTGTGCGACGTGCGCGGCAACGCATCGGAGGTCGGCATGAAGCTCATCGATCTCAAGGAACTCTGCAAGTTGTACATCCCCAAGGCGTCGAGGCACCCCGCGTCGATCCGCGGTCCCGGAGACTGGTGGCCGGCGCACGAACTCGGCCACCTGCTCACGGTGCCGCGGCGGACGATAGGTAAGCCGCTCTTCGGCATGGATACCACCACGGGCACATGGGCGCCGGACTTCGATCGGGTCTCCGCCTATGAGATCGCCGCGATGTTCATCAGCGAACGGCTGCTCGTGGCGTGCGGCAGGACCGACCTGTTCGACGAGGAGGTTGCCAACACGGACCCCGAAATCAAGGAGTACGGTTCCCGATCTCGCGCATCGCAGATCTTGCGCCGAAGGTGCCCGCGGGTATCGACCACACGCGCGGGGCTCGAGCGGATGTGCCGTCGGGCGGTGGGCAGATGACCCCTGTCTGGATCCGTACTCACCGCCAGTGGTGCGTGCTCCGCTACGCCGATCCGTCCGGCTGCATCTCCACGCTCTGCCTCGATAGCTATGAGCGGCCCACGGGCCTCATGCTGCGCACCACGGATCCAGGCGCGGATGCCTGCACCGCGTGCCGAAACGAGATCCGTGCGGGTACGCAGGGCGCGGCCGTGGCCGTCGGAAGAGTGAAGACAAGGGACCTCAGACCACCGGTTGAAGTGGAGATCGAGGAGTGGGGACCATGAAGCTAAAAATAGTCCCGATGACAGTGACAGCAGCAAGGGCCTTTGTGAAGGAACACCACAGACATCTTCCGGACATCCAGGGCGGACTATTCGCCGCCGGAGTATCGATTGATAACGAAACCAAGGGAGTGGCCATCGCCGGAAACCCAGCGCGCGTTTGGCAGGGAACGGGGCGAATCGTAATCGCACGTGTTGCGACCGACGAGACGCGCAATGCGTGCTCAATGCTTTACGGATCACTGTGTAGGGCAGCCGCTGCCCTGGGGTACATCGAAGCGTGGACGTATACGCTTCCCGACGAACCAGGAACGTCATTACGCGCGGCAGGATTCACGCTGATCGGCGTATCTGCCGGTGGAGAACACAATCGTCCATCGCGCCCACGCGGCCCGGCCGTTTGCCCACAGCCCAAACAGCGATGGATGAGGAAATTGTGACCGATCCATTTCACGAACTCTGCCAAATCCTGCGCGAGATCGGGGCAACGCTGACCTATTACGGCGGGCGGGGACCATTGAGCCGTTCGCCGGCGCCGCTGGGTACTCGCTCCGATACCCAGAGCGGCAGGTGATCCTCGTCGAGAAGTATCACGTCATCGCCGAGATCTGGCGGTGGCTGATCGGCGCCGACCCGGCGGAGATCCGCGCCATCCCGGAGGTCGATGCGGTCGCGGATCTACCCGAGTGGGTGCCACAGGGGGCGCGGTGGCTGGTGGGGTTCTCGATGAACTCGGTGGCGTCGACTCCGAGGCGAACACTATCTGCCGGACGACGGATGCTGCGAGCCGCAAACCGTCAGTTCGAGGGATGGACGCCGAGCCTGCGAGACCGCGTCTCCCAACAGGTCACAGCGATTCGGCATTGGCGCATCGTCGAAGGCGACTACACCGCAGCGCCAGATATCGAGGCCACGCAGTACATTGACCCTCCGTACCAAGGACGGCCAGGTTCTCACTACACGCATGGCAGCAGAAAAATCGACTACCCTGCTCTCGCGCGCTGGTGCCGCGCGCGCCGCGGCCAGACCATCGTCTGCGAGTCAGCCACAGCCGACTGGCTCCCGTTCGTGCCGTTCGGCTCCGTGCGTGGCATGTCCGGCGCCGCGTCCCGCGAAGCGATCTGGTGGTCGGACTCGGCGAAGCAACAAGAGCTGATGCCGTGGTGACCTCCGACCTCTGCTCCAATTGCCACCGCCCCGCGATCGCACTCGCCATCCTCACCCACCACACCGGTCCGTATCAGCTCTGCGCGAGCTGCTACGGGCATGACGGCGAGCGGCGCGCGCCCGCGCCGGCCTGGTCCACTGCACCGGCGCCAGCACCGAAGACATCCACCCCGCGCCATATCACTCGAGAAATGGACCTCAAATGACCGCCATCATCCTTCCGCGCCAGTACGGCGTAAAGCTCGTGTGCAATGGCTGCGGCGCGACCCAGCGAACCGCCATGTGCGGGATCCGCGCGAGCCGCAAATGGTTCGCTACCCATGGTTGGGGCCGCGGATCGTACCGCGGATCGCGCTACCGGACACCTACGACGTCGTATGACCTATGTCCGGTCTGCCTCGCCGTGGACCACACAGCCAAGGCAGCGCGCGGTGCCAGGCGCGCCGCGCAGATCACGGCCCGCGACGCGAAGAGGAAGCAACGCGCGGCGTGACCGCGCTTCGTCCATATCAGGAGCGCGCGATCGAAGCGCTCCGCCGCAGTTACACCAGCGGACGCCGCGCACCTTGCCTCGTTCTTCCCACCGGATCAGGGAAAACGGTCATCGCGGCCACGATCATATCCGGCGCTCAGGCGCGCGGAAACAGGGCACTATTCGTCGCGCCGCGTCGCGAGCTCATTCAACAGACCGTCCGCAAACTAGCCGACGCAGGGATCTGGGATGTGCGGGTAATCCAGGCGTCGAACGACACCGGTCGGCCCGACGCCCCGGTGATCGTTGGCTCGATTCAGACCCTGACCATGGCGCGCTGGCTCGGCCAACTCCCACCGGCCGAGCTCGTGATCCCGGACGAATGCCATCATCTAGTCTCCGATCACTGGAGTAAACTGGCCGCCGCTTATCCACAGGCGCGCTGGCTCGGGCTCACCGCGACACCAGAGCGCAGCGATGGCCGGCCGCTGGGCGATGTCTTCGACGATCTGATCGTCGGCGCTTCGGTTCGCGAGCTCATGGAACTCGGCTACCTCGTCCCATGCCGCGTCTTCGCGCCGCCAGAGGCGCTCGAAACCGCACAGCTCGCAACCGATCCGGTCGCGGCATATATGACTTATGGCGAAGGCGGCAGAGCCATCGTGTTCTGCGTCACCGTGGATCACGCGACCCAGGTCACCGCCGCGTTCATCGCCGCAGACATTCCGGCCGGCCTGGTCACCGGATCCTGCGCAGTTGCAGATCGCTCCAGTGTTCTGCAGCGCTTCTCCGCTGGCGAACTCCGGGTCTGCGTCAACGTCAACGTGTTGACCGAAGGCTTCGACGATCCGCCGGTGTCGTGCTGCATCCTGGCCCGCAAACCACAACACGCTGGCACGTTTTTGCAGATGGTCGGCCGCGTACTGCGCCCCGCGCCGGGCAAATCCAGAGCAACCGTCGTAGATCTCTGCGGCTCGGTACACGAACATGGTCCTCCTGACCTGGAACGCGAATACAGCCTTGACGGCAAGGCGATCAGCGGCGTCGGGCGCATTCCGATACGGCAGTGTCCGAGCTGTGGATGTGTGTTTCGCGCCGGACCGCAGGCATGTCCGGAATGCGGAACACAACTGCCCGCGCATGTCGTAGAGTCGCCACGATCGGTCGGTGTCGGGCTCGTCGATATCGCCACGTTGCCCCGCGCGCTAAAACGCGTCTATACCTTGTCAATCACGGCGAAATTCCCCGGTAGGTGCCATAAGTGCACCGGATCTATCGATCCTGGTCAGCAAATCTATTGGGCCAAAGGCGAGAAACCACGACACGTCGAGTGCCGTAACGCGGAGGCTGTATGAGCCGCTCTCAGCAAGAAACGTTGATCATGGATCAGATCCGGCTCGCCCTGGGCCGAGATCCCGGTGTGCTGTTGTTCCGGAACAACATCGGTTCAGCGCAGATGCACGGTGGGTTCCGCGTCACTTTTGGTGTCGGCGGCCCTGGCGGAGCGGATTTACTGGGCATTCTCGACGCGCGCCCGCTGGCCATCGAGGTAAAATCCGCCACCGGGCGGCAGTCACCGGAGCAGCGGCGTTTTCAGGTCCTGTGGGAAGCGCGCGGTGGGATCTATCTGATGCCGCGCAACGTCGACGAAGCGGTTGCTCAGGTATCCGATGCACGGTCCGCGTCTCGCGCCGGCGGCCAGTAATGGTCACGATCAGTCGCTTCGTCGGGCTGCTGAAGACGGACGCCGAGGCCATTCAGATCGATCTGGATCAATGGCTGGACTCGCTCGCGCTCGAGCCCAGCGAGGACTACTCGGGGCAGTTCTACCATCCCGGTTGGAGCCCGGTGCTCTACGACCCGCCGAAACGGGCCGCATCGAACGTGCGCCATGTCTATGCGCTCGTACTTGATCACGATGACGGCGCGACATGGAATTCCCTCGCGACGCTCTGGCAGCAAAGTGCCGGCGTTATCTACACGACGAAGTCTCACACCGCCGATAAGCCTAGATACCGAGTTATCCTTGCGCTGTCGAGACCTGTGTCCCCACTTGAGTACGCCAAGATTTGGCGCTGGGGGGCGGATCGCAGCGCCGCCGCGAGTTGCCCCGTGGACGAGCAGTGCAAGGACGTGTCCCGGTTCTGGTATGACCCCACCACGCCGCCAGGTGGCTGGCGCGCGCAGCGCCTGAGCGGATCCGCGACCGATCCGGACGTTATCCTCGCCGCCGCACCTGCGCCGCCGCAACTTCGCGTCGTCAGGACTCAGGCCACACCGACACCCGATGACAAGATCCGTCGAGCTCGTGCCTATCTCGCCAAGATCCCCGGCGGAGTCAGTGGTTCATCTGGTCACACCGCCACGTTCAACGCCGTGGCGGCGGTCCTTCTCGGGTTTGACCTCTCAGAACCAGACGCGCTGCGCTTGATTACCGAGGACTATAATCCGCGCTGCGATCCACCATGGTCAGAGAAAGATTTACAACACAAGATTTCATCTGCAGCTCAGCGCTGCAAGCGCGAGCGTGGTTATCTGCTCACCGACAGGAGCCGGGTATCAGACACCAGATCTGCCGCGGCTCAGGCCCCGCAGCCCGCCGAAGATCTGGACGTTGACTGGGCATCAAAACTTCTGGTCTCGGACAAAAATAAGACACGCAAGGCATATTACAACACCGCATTATTCGTCAGGCATCACCCAGAGTTCCGCGGCAGATGGTCCATGGATCTAATGACGAGACTGCCCTGGTTCGATGACACTGTCATGGATCCGTCGATGGTGCACCATATCCGCGGTCAGGCCGACTGCAGGCTCGGCTACACGCCACCGGCAACCGACGTCGAGGCTGCGATCGTATCTGCGGCAATGGATCGCCAGTTTCACCCGATCCGGCAATACCTGCGCTCATTGGACTGGGATGGTGAGCCGCGACTGTCAGCCATGGCACGCGATTACTTCGATAGCGATGATGCACTCCACTCCACCATGCTCCGTATGTTCATGATCGGGGCTGCGGCCCGGGCCCTGTGGCCCGGCTGTAAGCATGACACCGCATTGATGCTGGTCGGCGCTCAGGGCACCCGGAAATCTACGTTTTTCAAGATTCTGGGTGGGTCATGGCACAGTGATACCTATCTAGATCTGGGGAATCATCGAGACGCGACCATGCAGCTTCATGGCGCATGGATCTATGAACTGTCTGAGCTCGAAAACGTACTGGCCGGCAAGGCCGAGTCCCGGATGAAGGCCTGGACCTCCTCGACTCACGACAATGTCAGACTGCCGTATATGAAGACTACCTCGCAGCTCGCACGCGGCACCGTACTCGCCGGTACCACGAACCGAACCCGGTTCCTGACCGACGAGACCGGATCGCGACGAAGTTGGATCATCCCGGTTACGGGGATGATCCCGTTTCAACTGCTCGAGTCCTGTCGCGATCAGTTGTGGGCCGAGGCGTGCGCGGCGGCAGAAGCAGGCGAGCCATGGTGGCTGGACGGATCCGACGACCGCGCGCGCGAGGACCGGAATCAGGCCTATATTGACGAAGATTCATGGGAAGAGATTATCGCCCTCTGGACCGTTGGGCGTGAGATCACTTCAATGTCTGAAACACTTTCAGAGGCACTAAAGCTTGATGTAGGTAAACATGATAGATCATCGCAGATGAGAGTGGCGAAAGCGCTCAGGAGGTTGGACTGGGTCAGGCGTCGGCGCGGGGGCATTTGGGTGTACGAAAGGACCATTGCCAGTAACGTGCCATCATGATTGGTAAGACCAATTCACTATATCGATCCAACCTAACGCCTAAAAGGTTGGATCAATTGGCTGTTGGGCATGAGGTTGGGCAGGTCTTCAAGTGCTAATTATGACTAGTCTTTCCGACCCTGATCCAACCTTACCAACCTATATATATATATATATAATAAATATATATAATAGGGGTAGGGGGTAGAACTCGCGGCCGGGTTGTCAGTAGGTTGGTAAGGTTGGATCAGCAACCAAAACATGAACTAAATCATTAACTTAACATGTGGCCAACGTTGGGCGAAGGTTAGATCGGTTGGTCATGCGTACTAAAACCTACTAGTAGCATTTCACAGTACCGCAAATGAAGGTGACTCACCAATGAACGACAGCGAATCCAACGACCAGGACTCGGACCCCGCCGAAAAGGCTTCTGGCTTGCCCGTGGCGCAATTGGAGTTGGACGACCGGCCGCAGGGTTATCCGGCTCCGCGCGAGCTCCTGGAGCATTTGGTGAAGGAGCCACCGCATCCTGTCACGCACCCCAATAGTGCGCTGATGTGGTCAAATAGGCTACGAGAGCTAGTAGCAGATATGCGTACAAATTACGACATGTCACCATCGGAACCAGCCGCACCTTGCACGCTGGACGATCTGCTCGATGCGCAGCAGGCGTTAGGCGTACTCCGAACGGAAGCGCTTGGCGCTCGCAACGCGCTGGCGCGCGAGCTCGAGCGAATCGACGGAGAGCACTCGTCGAGCCTGACGGATTGCGCGGAGCGAGCCGCGAAGCTGCTGGCCGACGGCCCGGTGGGCATCGTAAGGCGCTGCGAGACCCTTGGCACCATCCTAGGCGAGATGGTTCGACAGGCCGAGCGCCACGACCTAGGCAACCTGGACGACGAATTTGAGCGCGTTGTTTCGACGGCCAGGGAAGCCCTGGCGGCGTCGACGTCTCCGACGCCACGACCGGCCGCATCCGCGAGCTCGAGCACGCACTCGCCGCGGTGGAGTTCATCGTGGAGTTGCTTACCGAGATGAGCCCGGGTGACACGCCACGGAAGGGACGGAACTCGTCGACAGTCTCGACGGCCCCGACCCGGGAAGCCGTCGATGCCGTCGGTGACGCCCAGTGTGTCTACGCCACCAAACCGGACGGATACACTATCGCGCACGCGCACCGCGTCTGCGGTGCGCGATAGAAAGCCGCGCACCACCCGCGAGATCGCGCTCGCCGCCAAGGCCATACATCTCTGGGTGAACGAGGGCAGCGTCCCGGCGGCAGTCGCCCGAATGGGCACCATGGATCCGCCGCTGCAACTCGTTCAACAGGGCGAGAACGATCGGGGGCACCCGCTGTATATCCTAGCTCCGACGGAGACGTCACTATGAACACACGAATCCCGGGCCGCCTCGGCGCGGATCGACGAGAGCAACAGAGGAGGTAAGCCGAGGCCGATGTCCGGAATGGCGAAGCCGCCCTGGCAGGGGCGGCTTCTTGATCGACACCGAGGGGTTAGCCTCAGAGGGACCGTCAGTACCCTTGAGGCTAGCGCGTTGCCGCTCCTCGGTCAACTACAGTGGCACGAAGAGGTAACTGGACAAATGCGCGTCAAATAGCTGAAAGCAGAGCGGGCTCCGATTCGTCGGGGCCCTCTCTGCTTTCGGTCGGCGCGATCCCGGGGTGGTCGGCGATCACGCCATGGCTTCGGCTCAGCGCGAGCGCTTGCCGCCGCGAGCCGCCGCGAGCTGCGCCGTCAACTCCTCGTCCCGCTCCAGCACGCCCTGTGCGCGCTCGGAGGTCTTGGAGACGAGCGTGTACAGCCGCTTCAGGGTCCGCTTGTGCTTCCCCGTCGGGGTCACGGGCAGGTTCGTTACCGCTTCGTCGGCGGTGACCGCAAGGGCCTCGATCTCGACGAGGCCATCGTAGACCAGCGAGATCGTCGTCAGGATCTCGGGGTCCAGGTTGTGGGGTGGCACGTGGTACACCGTACGAATATATTCGCGCAACGGGGAGGGGGTCGGCGCGGTTCAGATCCGCAGCACGGCCTTCGGCCGGACACGCCATTCGCCATCCGGCAGTTGATCGAAATCTCCGCTGAGGTATCCGAGATCCACATCGACTGCATCGACGCGAGTCACATGCCACGTACTATCGCGCTCGTCGAGCACGCGACACATGTCGCCGACCCGCCACCCGCCAACGGGATGCGCCCTGATGTCGCCGAGCCCAACGGTCATGCTCGTCATCGCGAGATCGAATAGCTCGGCGGTAAGATCGCCGGTGATCCTGGCATCGAACCAGTGAGCGCCCTCGCGGAGCCGTACCTGTACTACCTGTCCAATTTCGTAGCTCATAATTTTACCTTCCCGCCGCTCCCGCGGCGATTCAAAAACAGATGACGACAGGAATCTGTGAAACGGGGTCCTGTCGTCGGATACGGATCAGATCCGCGCGACCTTGGCGCCGAGAACCATCAGTTGGTGGGCCTCTTCCGAGGTCAGCCAGCGCTCCTCGGTGTAGGGCGAGATCCGCGCTGCGTTCCAACGCTCGGCTGCATCGAGCTTTGCCTCGATGGCCTCTGACTCGACGTAGTACGGCCCCCATCCGACTAGACCGCCCATCCAATGCTGCTCCGGCGAGGTCCGTATGGCGAGATGCCAGACCGTGACGAGATACTTATTCACGTGATCCCTCCGATCACGGCCGAGCACTTAGGCTCGGTCCGGTCAGTGACATCGGCCCAGTCGGCCATCTCCACCGTGCCATAGATGTAATTGTTGGCTCCCGGCGTGGAGGTGTGAATCCGGCTGTCCAGGGCGACGACGCGATAGACCTCGCCGTCGTTCCCCGCAACGAAGTCCCCTACGTCGGGGAACCCGTTTCCCCGCTCGTGGATGGTTGAACTGACTGCGCTGAGTGCTTCATATCCGTCCGTGATCGTCATGTTGTTACTGTACGTACAGAAGTGCCCGGTGTCAAGCCCGATCTCTCCCCACGAGTGACGCCGTGTGCACCGCCGGCGGAGGAGAGGATCCGCGGGGCACGGCGTCACGCCTAGGGAGGGATCGGTCATAGCCAATGCATGCAAGCGGCCAGACCGCTAACGGCCGCGAGCAGCAGCGCTGCGTTACGCGCGGCGTCGCGGAGCGCAGAGCGGTGATGGGGTAGGGGCGTAACTGCCAGCACGACCTGCTCCGGCGCCGTGTACGCGGGTGCCTCGGTCCGCAGGTGCAGCTCGCGGCGGCGCGCGTAGATCGCCAGGTCGGGGAGCGTCGCGGCCCACACCTCGGCCGCGTTGCGGGTGTCGATCTCGACCGACCGGACGCGTGGCGCAGGATAGACGCGCACCTGGATCTCGTCGCCCGGGAGTTCGAGCGCGTCTAGCCAACGCGGGCTGTTGCGGGTGGTGGCCTTACTCACGGGTCACGTCCGATCAGCGCAATGGCCTCGCACGTGAAGAACATAGCGCCGATGTCGGCCTCCGGCTGCGTCGGCTCGGGCGCCTCGGCATACCTGAGTTGCGCAGCGTCGACATCGATGCGCCGCTGTTCCAAGATGCGATCCTCACACCAGTTGCGGGCCTCCTCCGCGGTCATTGCGAGGATCTCCGTGAGGCGTTCGGGCGCAATCGTGGCGCCCGAGCTCGTCCAATAGTCGAGGACACTCCTTGACGCCAGCACCATGAGTCGGTGCTCCTCGCAGTCAAGAGCAAACGCATGGATGTCATCGTCGGTGATGGTGTCGTGCCACACGCACGGGTCCCGAGTCGGTAGCCAAGTCATGATTTCCTAGACTTTGGCCGCGATGAGCAGATCACCGCGCCGGGTGACCAGTTGCGTGCGCTCCATCAGGTTGATCATGCTCTCATACCCGGCGAGAGAGTCGAACGCGGGCATCATCTCGGCATAGAGATGGCCGCTCGGTTTGCCGCTCGCTCCAGCGGACGCAACGATGGTGTATGCAATGCGGATAAGGTCGATGACTGCGGATGCTTGCGCGTTCGTCATGATGTCCTGTAGTTATGGTTACGATGCGCAGTCGTAGCAGCGGCAGTCGCTGCGGTCGGTGCAGTAGCCCGCGTACCCCTTCACTGCGGCTGCGGATCCGTGACCGCGTCCGAGGGTGCTCGATTGCGGGCGCGGAGTCTGTCCGGCATGGATCCGGCATCGCACCTGCCAGCCCGTCGTCGTCTTGGTTGCTGTACCCGCTGCTGCTGCCACCGAGCACGAGCAGACCGAGCATCGACCGGGGTACTTGTTTGCGATCGTCATGTTGAAAGTTGTAATGCACGTTCGCCCCGCGCGCAAGCGAAATCTTTGGCCTTGCGTAACGGTCGCGGATGCATTACGGTTTTCAACGATGAGACTACAGAAGCAGGTCCAACGCGCGCAGCTGACTGACTGGTCGCTGGCTGTCACCGCTTGGGCGATTACCTCGGCGATTGGTGCTGCGATCGGCTGGGCGGCGCTGTGAGCCACGGCGGTTCTCGCCGTGGAAGCGGGCGCGGCAAGCTCGGAGACGACAAGCTGACCGCGGTCATCGCGGCGACACGGCTCACTAGCGGTGAGCGGCAACTCATCGAGGAAGCTGCGGCTCAGGAAGGGTTGAGCCTCGCTGGGGCGGTGCGGCGGGCATTGGCAGAATGGGTGCAGAGGGTGCTGAAATGAGGACATGGATGATGTACGCGCATTGCAACGCGCGCGGCCAACTGATGCATATCGGCACTCGTCGGTTCGTAGAGCTTCACGATCTGCCAGATCCGATTGTCCCGGTCCTAGTTGAGGAAATCGAAGGCGATCCGAAGACGCCAGAGGTCACTCACTATGGCTGGCAGGAATTCGACCGGCCGCACGGAGCAGACAAAGGCTTACCTTGCATGATCCAGGTCCGGTGCGGATCGACCGAACAACAATTGCAGATGCCGTGGATGATTCTCAACATATGCTTCCCATATGGCATGAAGTTGGAGGTTGATCATGGTAGCGGTCGCATGCTCGCGCTGAGAATTACAGAGAGGACTGAGGATGAAGACTTCGCTCGCGCGTTCGAGCATTGGAAGCGCCGCATCGCGGCAGGAGGTGACGAGTGACTGAGGACGAAATCCAGGAGCGCTTGAAGATTTGTCAGGCGCTGCTCGCGAGCATCACGGCGACCAACCCGAATGAGGTTCTGGTTACGATACTCGATCAACTCGTCGAGCTGTCGTGCGGCGCCAACCCGGCGCTCAGGAGTCTGATGAGAATGAAATTCTACGAGGCCGTTTGCGAGAAACTGAGCCGCAACTTGTTCCCGCGACTGGGCGAAAGGAGTGAGTCGTGATCTACGCGGTGATCTACGAGGTGATCTACGAGGTAGGCGAGCTGGTGCAGGCGAATACCGGCGAGTGGAAGATCGGAGATGAGTGCTGGGCGACGAGTCCATTCTCTCGTTACCCGGCGGGGGAACCACGATTCGGTGTTATCGCTGAGGTCGCCGCCGAGCGCATCTCCGTTCGTTTCAGCGACGACTGTGTTTCGCATTACTACGATGACACCTTCCACAGATTGAGCCGCGTGGCGCCGCCTCCGGTATGCGAGGTTCTTCTCATCGAGAAGGTGCCACCATCTGATCCGCTCGACGCAGTCATCTCGCCCGGCGACACGCTGCGCGCACTTCTCGCGGTCGATCGTTTCAACCAACGAGAAGCCGACGATTGCCCGATCCGTCTCACCGCCATTCAGCGCGTAGCGGTGTCGTCTCACCGCTCCGCCGAGTTCCGCGCTCTCGTCGCCGCGGGCCCATCGGTCGACGCCGCTCGCTGGCGCAAGGATCAGCAGCCCAGCGTGTGGCTGGACTGCGCGGAGGACATGTGACCGCGCTCTGCACCCACGGCGAGCCGCTGTGCCCTCACGGCGACTGCGCAGCGCGCTGCACACCATGCCTGATCGCGCCGTGGAACTGGCGGGCTGCCGAGAAGCTGGCCGCGCGCTGGAGTCCGCTACTGGATGCAGCAGCGCTGCTGCTTGTGAACATGGGCTACACTGCCCGCGTGACGCAGGTGGTGCAGTCTGATGGCATTGGCGGTCGCCGCGTACTCGTGCTTGATGCGGTCGAGAAAGACGGACGCATCGTCGGCGGACGCGAGGTCTTCGAGGTCGTCACCGCCGTAGAGCAGGTGGACTGGACGTTCACGTTCACGCACACGTTGAAGTGGCTGTGGCGGGAGGTGACCCCGTGAACTGTCCTGCCTGTGGCACGCCGATCCCAAGGGTCGTCAAGCCGACCCCATGCCGCAACATCGATTGCAAGAACCAGTACGCGGCAGTGTGGGCGGTCGCATCGGCGTCGGCATATAAGCTTACTGTGCAGTTGGACACCGACGTGCATGCTGTACGTCAGCGGTTGCCACGCCGTGTGAACATGGTTCTTGAGTGGTTCCGTGATGCGTGGGAATGCTGGACGTTGAACCTAGTGCGACCAGACGTAGGATGGAAGCTGGACATGGAGAAAACCATGGTGGTTCAGATCGCAGATTTCAGCCCGGCTCGTGATTCGGTGGCGGGCACCACCTCCGACACGCCGGTGTTCCGGCCGACGACGCGGGTGCAAGGTCTCACGAGCAACTTTCCGTGATCGACGTCGACGTCGACGTCGACGTCGACGTCGTGTCGCCGTCGGGCCCATGGTGGACGCCGGAGCGCGAGCAGGCGTTCGTCCTGACGCTCCAGGGTGTCCCGCAGCACCAGGTCGCGGCCGAGCTCCAGCGTGACCGCCACACGGTTGCGCGGTGGGCGGAGGACGATCGCTTCACGCAGCGGCTGTTCGACGAGAACGCGTCGCGGTTCAAGGCGTCGCGGCAACGCCGGGCGATGCAGACCCTGCGGCTCACGGACAAGGCGGAGCACCTCGCGACATCGCCGCTCTGCAAGCAGTTCGCTCCGTGGTCGCCGACGTCTTCCAGTACCCGCGGATCGCACTGCAGCGGCACAACGGCAACGTGCTGGCGATCTACCCGATCGGCGAGAGCAATGAGAAGTACGAGTTGAACAGCCTGCAGATCGTGATGTCACGCCGGCGGATCTGACTTTTATGGAGCGTCACCACGGGCTCGGTGGTCGACATCGATGCAGTCGGACGCCTAGCCGGCCGTGCTCTTCCTATTGCACTGTCTCGTTACAGTGCGTGATCGCGAACGTCCCCGTGCCTGACGTCACCGCCTCGTAGTAGTGCCCCGCTGGCACGTCGTACTCGAGAGACCACGGCGTGGTCACGCCGACTCCGATCCCGAGCGTCACGGCGCAGGACTGGTTATCGCGTACCGTGGTCGGCGTCGTCGCGCTGTCCGATCGAAGCTCCACCGTACCGCTCGCAGTCACCGTCGAAGTCCACGTACCGCTCACGCGCACCCGCGTCCCGCGGCTATCGCTGCGCACCGCCGATGGGTTGCGGGCCGTGTTCAGCGCCAGAGACACCGAGGTCCCGGCCGTGGCCTGTGCGCACCTCGAGCTCGCATCAGGCACTGCGGTTATGGCCGACGCCACGTCGGCGAACGTCGGTAGCGCTTGTACCGCGGTCAATAATGCCTGGTTCCCGAAGTCGGGATCCCCGATCTCGTTGAGTGCCGCGTTGGCCTGGTTGTTGGTCGAGATCAGATCTGACGCGTTTGCCAACCAGCCGGTAAGGCTCAGATTTGAGCTGTCGTACTGTCCCGTGCCTGAGCCCGCGGAGACGCCAGCGACGTGCTTGATCAGCACGCCCGGCGGCTCGCCGGTGGGCCATGCCGCACCGTCGCCGTAGGCGTCCAGATCGACGGTACTGGCGCCGATCGCCGTGACCCTGGCTCCGTGCCAACGGCCGGAGGCGGACTGATATCTGATTGCGTCACCAATGGTAGGCATGCCACTGGGGTAACGCTGGGGTAGTCAGCGGGGCCATTCACCGGGCGCGGCGCGCCGCGGCGAGTAGTTCGTCTCTGATCCAGTCCGAGGCCGTTGCGCCGGCGGGAACCGCTGCGGCGAGCTCTTGCTGCTCCTCGGGAGAGACTCGCACAGTGGGCAGACGCCGGCTGCGTGCGGATCCGGTAACCGGGGGTCGCCCGGACCTCATGGAATCACCGCGCAGCAGAAGATGGGCCACCATCCTCGCTCCTCGAGCCGGACCCAATCGAATGGCTCACCGCCGCGGCGCGCCGGCACCGGGCGGTGCTCGGCGATCACGTCCACGTAGATCCGGCGCGGCTCGGGGTTCGTCACCACGACGCGTGTACCCACGGGATCGGACGGAAGCGCCGTCCGCAGTCCGGGCGCCGGTGTTGCGTCGGGCAACTGTCGCGTCAACCCGCATGTCGTGCACGGATACGCCGTCGAGCCGTGACCGCGTTGTGTGGTGGGTCCGCGTACGCAAGGCGCGCCACATGGAGCGCTGTGCCGGGCGATACAGCGATACTGCGGGTGCGGAGTCATCAGGCCATCGTAGTACTGCACATGCTCCTGGGTGAGGCCACAGCCATCGCAGGGGCGGGTAACGATCTCGGTGGTGCGCACGCAGCGCTGACACACGAGATCGAGATCTCGGAGCGGCGTGCAGGTACCGGGCTCGCCGCAGAGCTGGCATCCGCGGGGCTTCATGAACCGATCGCCTTGACGCAGAGCGCCCGGGCGACCTCGTCGGAATCGACGAGCGCGGGGTAGATACCGAGCGCCTCGAGAGCGGCCCGATGCTCTCCGACCTCAGCGATTTCCGGCCACTCGGTTAGTGCCACGTTGCAGATCGCGACCTGGAGATGGTCACCAGCGATGTTGGCTTCTTTGCGGAGTGTGCGGATCTGGTCGTCGGTGATGTTCATGCTTCTACTGTACGCACAGAAGTGGGCCTCGTCAAGCCCAGTCAGCCGGAGGCCCGCCTTACCGCTTCGCGGCAGCATTTGCCACGGCAGTTAGCCATGCGCTCACTGCCGAGTGGCCGGCGCGCTTCGTCGCCCCGGCCCATGCCTTGAACTGCAGCGGATCGGGGCGCAGTTGCACTGCCTTGCGCGCAGCGGTGGCCAGGCGCGGCTGTCGCCGCACCAGCAGACCGACATCAGCCTCTGCCATGGTCCACGTGCCATCGGGCTCGCGTCGCGCTGGCACCCTGCCGCGGGTTACGAGCGTGTGTGCATGGGACCGGGATATACCTTGGGCTCGAGCCGCGGCGACGAGGGTAACGCGGCCGAGCGGAGCGGTTGCAGGTGGTCGGCCTCGTGGGATCACTTGTTGCCTCGCAGACATGCCAATGCATTGTACAAGCCGCTCACAGAGCACCCCTCGAACTTGGAGGCAGACGAGATCGACACGCGGCCCTCAACGACTTGTTTTACGGCTCGTGCGATCGCTGCATGGCGGTCTGCAGCTCGCAGCTGGCCAAGCGTGGGAGACTCACTATACGTTCGTCTCCATTCGAATCGAACGGCCTGGCGTGTGACGCCGAAGCGCTGGGCTGCTGCGAGCGGTGTGCAGCCCTGATCGAGCATCCATTCGACAGCGCGCTGTGATGGAGATCTGGAATGGCAAATGCCCATTCGCCGGCCCGATGTTTTGACTCCTGGGTAGATCAGCGACCATGCCGCATATACCGAATGGTCCGATACCGGAACGCCGGTAATTTCGGACAGGTCACGCGCTGCCTGCACGAGCTTCACCCCAGCGATCATCGCGTAGTGCGCTGCGACCCGAGACAGAGCGGTAGCTGGTGGCGTCAGCGGTGCGCGCGGTCGACCCGCTCCGGCACGGCGTCCGCCGCGGGTCATGGGCGCAACGCCTGCAATATGAGCTTGCGCAGGTCACCCAGCGACAGCCGCGGGAAGATCTGCCGCAGGAGTTTGACGGCGTGCGTTTCGCCGATGTCAATGTCACGTGGACTGTATCCGACGTCAGCGAGGACCATGCGGGCCAGCTCGACCATCTGGGAGTGCGTGTAGGACACGGTCTCGCCGCGCTCGTTGATGTGGTAGTAGGGCTTGAGGCCGACGGAGATCATGGCGTCACCGTCCTAGCCCGCCGCAGATCGTCGCGCATCGCATTTCGCTCACTCTGGACTCGAAGCAACAGCACGAACACCGCGTGGATGTGCTCGACGGCGTGTTTGGCCCAAGCGTCGGTCTGCGACAGGTAGCCCTTGGTGCCGGGGATTGGATCGGGTTCCATGTTCAGGGCTGACTCTGCGGAGATCAGCTCGCTGATTGCTCCGTTGACGGCGTCTTCGTGGTCGAAGTGTGGGGCGCTCATGGCTTGCTCCAGTCATGGCCCGGATCTCGAGCTTTTGAAGCCAGCGAGAGCGTCACACCGAGGTCGCGCCGGGTCGGTCGAGACAGCATCACCTGCGTGGTCTCGTGATCGGCGAAGCGCCAGGTTTCGAGCGGGTCGCCGAGGATCAGCATGCCGTCGGGGTTGTCGTCGGTCACTTGGCCTCCTTGTCGTAGTACTCCACGTCCCACTCCTCGGCTGTCATCACCTTGGCGCAGATCGCGCACACGCGGGTCTGGCATTCCGGTACGTAGCCAACGGCGGGCTCGAGGCACTGCGTCTCGAGGTGCAGCGTGCCGTAGTCGGGCTCGGGGGAGCTGACCTCGACCATCTCGCACTGCGTCGCGGTCGGCGCCACGTGCGGCTTGCCGATGTTGCTCTTGAAGCTCATTGGTCAGATCTCGATCTTGTTGGTTTTGTCGCGCCGACATGCGCGGCATTCGTGCGACAGCCTCTTTGCCGTATGGCATCCGGCGTGATGCGCGCACAGGTCGCACTTCTGGCCCTCATAGTCGAGCCCATGCTTGCCCGTCGGGCACATTCCGCTCCATGGCTTGCTGGACGACTTTGCGTACGGCTTGCTCATGGCGTGAGGCTCCGCCCGAGCATGTCGTCGAGCATGATGCGGGATTCGCGGTCAAGTGAGTCTCCGATCGACCGCATCACGATGATGGTGCGGCCCGCTCGCCTCGCAGCCTCATGACTGCTCTTGTCGTCCGCCAGGGTCCGGACAAACTCCGCCGCCCAGACCATGCGCTCGCCGGGGGACAGCGTCCGGTCGTCCTCGATCCGGCGATCGGTCATGGGGTCTCCTTGCGCTTGATTGGGCGATAATCCAGGTACCCTAGATCTGGCTCTAGGGCCAGCCCGAGGCGCTCTGCCACGATACGGCAGAGTTCCGCATGACTCGCCATCCGGATCATGGCGCAAGCATCTCTCTCGATAATGCCAGCGCCAACGTATTCGTGCCGCTCACGGAGTCGATGTGCAGCGGCTAGCCGCTGGACAGCTTCGGCTGAGGAGTGTGAATAAGCGCGTTCCCGCTCGTCGTACGTGGCGAGCTTCAGTAGGTCTCGTTCGGTCACTTGTTATCTCCATTGCGGGCCTCGGCGCGGGTCGCGAGGCCGCCATCGCGCTTGAGGATGGAGACCAGGCGTCGTCCACCATCGTGGCTGTCAACCCAATGCGCTCGTCCGGCATGAATCACCCGGATCGCGGTCGCGAAGTAACACGGCTCCTCCACTTGGGCACCGGACGGCAGAGCGCCACGCAACCACGCCGCGAGGGGCGGAGCCCACCCACCCGATCCTCCGTCGAGCATACGGATCAGGCTGATGCTGATGACCTCGGCGCAGATACGCCGGGCCTCGGAGCGCGTTGCCGGTGCGCCATTCCATGGCCACACGAGATCCGTGACGTCACCGTTGCCATCGACGTCCTGTGTCTCCCATCGGGAGAGTGCGAGATCGCAGCACTCAACCTGACGATCGTCGCCATCCTCCACGGCTGCCTCGCGTAGTCTGACGATCTCCGCGACGGTGATCTCGATCTCCATCTTGCGCGCGATGGCGCCGTCGGGACGGGCGGTGTCGATGTTGCCGATGAGGTCGACAACGGCGCTCTCGTCGCAGGGAGCGAAGCACCACTCGTCCACGACCGACGCGATACGCCCAACCGCCCACCCCTCACCTGCGAGCGCCGCGGTACAGAGGTGCGCGAAGTCTATCTCGTTGTTGGTAACTGCGAAGCTGCGGAGGGACTCGATGGCCGTCTTATTCATGCCATCACCATGCCCCTCCCCGAGCCTCTTGTCAACAACGGACCGAATGAAACTATGCTTACGGTGCTATTCGCCTCCCCCGCCGGGCCCACCGCATGCTCGCGATCGAACATGCCAACCGATCCTCCTACCATCAACTTCGACGCTGTGACCCGCAACCCGGTATACGCTGAGGTCGTCGTGACCGCGAACGCGGTCGATCCGGCCACTGGAAGCAACCCCGGCTCGATCGACACTTCGACCACGCTCACGTTCGATTTCCTCCAAGGGGGGCCGGGCCCGGCCCCCGCCGCGGTGAATATCACCGAGATCGGGCAGGCGGCCGGGGCCCGAGTCCTGCGCTTCGCGCCTGGCATCACCACGAGCGGCCAGCCCTGGAGCGTGCGAGTTTCCGCTGCGGGTCGCACCGGGACCGTGACGTTCAGCGGGACCACGCCTGCGCCGGCTGACGTCAGCGGTGTGAGCTGGAACGGTGTCGGGCCGCAGGTCACGCCGCCCGCGTGATCGCCCTTATGCTCGCGCTGGCCACTGGGCGTATCCCGTGCTCGTCGGCGCAGCGGACCGCGGCTGTGTGGTGGATACGCGTGCGCGGTCCTGTGCTATCCTGATCTCAGGGTGCAGTCCGCCATAGGAGCGATGGGAGATCCATCGACCGCCGACCCCGATGTTGGGATGTGCGTCGGGGAGTTCATTGAACAGCGGACACCCGACTTATCTAGTTCCGTACCGCGTGTGTCGAGAGCGCTCGAATGGTGTACAGTGATCGTCATGGGTGAGTTCAACCCCGTGCACGATGCCTGCTGAGAAGCTTTCGTACCTGGACCGCAAGTCCATCGGGCGCTGTGTGCAGGATGGCTGCGACAGGGAGGCGGCACCCGACATCAACAGGTGCATCATGCACCATCGGCGTGCGCTGAAGTCAGCCGCGGAGTCTGCGGCTCGCAGGCGCGAGGTGAGGCTAGCCGACGGCCTGTGCGTGAGGTGTCCGGTCGGCAATGTCAGGAAGGTCTGGCCGGCTACTAGTGACACCTGTTTGGCCTGTCGAGTCCTGCGCCGCAGGATCAGAAAGGCCGACGGTACGCGCGATAAGGAGCTAGATAGGGACGCCGCCATCGCCGCGGCTACCCGCACCCACGAGGACGGACGAACTCGCTACCATGGTCAGGGCAAGCGCGGGCAGCAACCCCAGGCGCAATTGAACCGACAGGATATCGGCATGGCGCGCCGAGCAATCGACGCCGGCGAACAGGGGCTCGAGCTCCTCGAGACCGAGGAGGTCAGGGCGCTGCCGCGGATTCAACGGAGTGACGTCAAGCAAGCCGCGGCGCATCAATTGGATCGAGCGACACGGCACATCGACGATGTGCTCGAGCGGCTGGGACATTTTGGAAAGAAACACGGACGTAGAACAGGTGACGAATGAGCGCCGCACGTCCGGGTCGCCCCGTCTCCGTGTACACACGAAAGCGCGTCCTGGAGCGCCTGCGTCGTGCTCGATTGCGCATCGCACGTCAGTGTGTGGGGTGTGCTGCGCCGGTCGAGGCTGGGTGCTTATGTGACACCTGCGCTGGCTTGAGTCGTGCCTCGCAGGCCAAAACAGCGCACCGGAGACGGCAGCTCAGGGTCTGCCGCGAATGCGGCAAGCGGCGCACGGAATTCGGCTTTACAAGGTGCTCCAACTGCCGTGAGAAGCGAGCGCTGGTCCCGAGCAGACAGCCAGCCGCGCGGCGGCTTGAAGGCGAACGCAGGAAGCGGCAAGGCCGCAAGACAGGAGACGAGTAGATGAGCGAAGACACCGATCCCCACCGTCGCCTCGCCACGGAACTGGCCGGCCCACTCGAGACGAGCACGGTCGGGATTCCGATCATGCGGGCGCCGTCGCCCGAGATGACGCCTGATATAAAGCGCAAACTTGCGGCGATTCGTGCCTCGGCCGGCCCGCTGCTCGGCGTGCTGAACGACGGGGCATGGACCGAGCTCGCCGCCGCAGTGGCCGACGTCCCGCCTGGCGCTGTCAGCAGCGACGCCCCGGCGTGGTTGATCCGGCTGCACAGCGCTGCGTGCGATGTGGTCGGGAAGGAGAGCATCGCCCAAGGCGATGTCGTCTACCTGTGTTCGGGTGGACCGGCGATGACGGTGGAGTTCATCGCCGGTGGCCAAGCGCTGTGCGCATGGGGGGATGACACGACGACGGAGTACGCCAAATTCTCCGTCGTCGCGCTGACCAAGGTCAGGCCGTGAGCGCGGAGCGCTGGTGGCAGTGGCCAGCGTTTACGCTTTTGGCGCTCTTCACACTTCACGATGCGAGGATTCTCATCCGCAAGGCGTGGATCGCGCCGAAGACCACTGTGCCGATGCGCAACATGGGGCAGCCGTTGATCTGGTCAACTGTGTGGGTCACGTTGACACTGGCCGTGGCGCTGACGATGGTGCCGAAGTGAGCACCAAGGTCCTCCGCGAAACTCACCGCATCCCAGCGCTTCACGGTGGAGATGCGCTCGGTTCCTTCACGCTGCGACTGTACTGGGACACGCGGTCCGATGGTCGCGTAGGTTGGGTGGAGTTCGAACTGTTCGAGGTCGTTGGTACCGGCGGATCGCCGTCGCTCGACGGCGCCAGGGCAGTAGCCTCCGGCATGGTGGAGTGGGACGGATGTACGCAGTTCGAGGTGGCCAACGTTCATATCGAAGAGCTGTGCGATCTCGAGAACCTGTTCCACGGGATCCGCGAGACCCGGAAGCTATGCGCCAAGGCGATGGCGTGGAGCACGCGCAATTGGAGCGGAGTATGATCTATGTTGAGCACTCTCGGTCTCATCGTGAGGCGTCCATGAAGCTTCCGCGGCACATCTCGATGCGCATCAGCCACAACCCGCACGCCGGCGACTACCAACCACTCGAGGAATGGCTACACCTGCAGATCTACTTGGAGGCCTGTGCCGGTTTCTCGCAGGATGAGTTCGTTTCTCCAGCCGATTTGGCCGAGATCCTGTCACGCGGCGAGGTGTGGGAGATCAACTGGAACCCGGACACGCCGGTCGGCTCGTGCACCGTGATCGCTGCAACGCTGGAGCGCGCGCTGGAACTGGCGTGCGCGGGAGACGATCTGTGACCGTTCGCCGCTGCCCCCAGTGCTCCGCACCGCTTCGGCGTGATCTCCGCCACCTGAACGGTGACGATTCTCAGTTCTGCGACCTCAACGAGACCGCGTTGGCCATGGACGTGCCGTGCTGATCTCCCTCCCCTGCGGCGCGACCTGGCTCATGGACTCTATCCACCGCGGACTCCATGGCCTACCAACTCGGTTCACGCAGATCGGGGTGACAAGAGCTTCGCTGGAGCGAGTGATGACGATCGCGCCTCCAAATCGTCACCTCACCACCCCTACCAGTAAGCTGATCAAGTGACCGCAGACGGACGACGACGTAATGCCCGCAATTTTGTGGCCGGTAAGGGCAACCCGCATTGGGAGAAAGGCAAGAGCCAGAACCCCGGCGGCAGGCCCAAGGCCGACAAGGTGATGCGGCAGATGATCGCCAGCGAGACGTGCAACGGCCGCGAACTCGCGGCCTATGCTCTTGGCGTGATGCGCTCCACCAATACGGTCAAACTCAAGGACGACACCGTGTACAAGTTCACGGATTTGCCAACCGACGGCAAGAGCCGGAACTACGCCCATGACTGGCTCACCGTGCGCGTGGCCGGCAAGGCGCCGTTAGTCGTGACGGTCGAGGCGCACGAAAGCGATGCCGAGTCGCCCGTGAACTTCGATGCGCTCACCGATGCGCAGCTCGAAGCGCTCGAGGCGCTCGATCGCGCCTCGGAGCCCAAGCCGGATGTGCCCGATGAGGACGCTGTACCCGCCGCAGACGGCCAGAACTGAGATCGCCGCTGGGGCCAGGGAGGCGCTGGCGCGGAGACGTAGACTCGTCAGCGCCGATGCCGCCAGGGAATCGTTCGCCGAGTTTTGTCGGCAAGCTATTGTGGCTGGCGAGGTCGAAGGAATCACGCGCGTTGAATGGGGTAGGCATCTTGAACTTCATTGCTGGGAAGTTCAGATGCAGCTCGAGTCCTGGTTGGTGGCCAACGGCCACGGCACCGAGGAGATGGTGCAGCGCCAGCGCGGAGCATGGGAGCGAACCGGCGCGACCTGGGAGGATGGCGATTCGGATCCGTGGCTCCGTTACGTATTGGTGCAGAACGCGATCGACAATCTGCCGCCGGGCACTCTCAAGAGCACGATCGTCATGGTGCTGGCCTTGCCGTGGATCTGGCTGTGGTGCGCCACGTTCTCGATGGGCGCGCTATCCGGGATTGATGCCAACGTCGGCCGCGACTCGCGCGCCTGTCGCGAACTCGTGCGCAGTGCGTGGTATCGTGAGACGTTCGGGATCTCATGGACCGACTGCACCATCGACGATCCGCTCGATCCGGGCGATGCCCTCGATCTGACGATCAAACGAGACGCCGACGCCGTGGAGGCCTGGGCCACATCGGCTGGAGGTAAGCGTATCTCGCGAACCATCACCAGGGGGCTTACGGGCGCGCACGTTGACGGAATTTTCCTCGACGATCCAGACGATGCGGATCGCGTCTACAGCGAGCCCGACAGACTTCGTCCGCAGAACCGATGGGCCCGAGTTGTTGAAACGCGCGTCAACAGTGATCACAGTTCGATCCGCCGAGTCTTGCAGCAGGTTACCCATCCCGAAGGCTTCACGACCTACGTGCTATCGATCGCGCGATGGTCTCCGGCGCGCCCCAAGGGTTGGTCGTTGTTCTGTTTACCGGCCGAGTTCGGCTTCGGTCCCGATGATGCGCCGGCTGAGACGCCATACGGGACCCGGGACTGGCGCAGTCTCAAGGGGGAAACACTACATTCGCGACTATCGCCTGGCGTGCTCGCGGATCGCAAGCTCAAGATCCCAGGCTACGAGTACCAGTTCAATCAGCGGCGAGACACACTGACCGGCGGAGATTTCGAGCGTCGCTTCGCCAAGTTCTTTATTTTTGAAGGCGAGCGCATGCCGACCCGTGCGCGTCCGTTGATGTGCGTGACGCGGCTCGATTGTCCGCCGCTAATCGTCAAGCAATCATCACTCGATCGATGGACGCTGAGCGTTGACGCTGCGAACAGCATCGATCCGGATCCAAAAGGAAAAACCAGCGCAGTCGGCCTGATCGTCGGCGCGACTCGAGCTGACGACAGGTTCATCGTTGATGATCGCACTCGAGTCCTCGGTGCGTCGGCGACCTATCTGGCGATCTACGAGGCCATCGTCGCCTGGCCGATCGCCTGCGTTTTGGTCGAGCTCAAGGCGATGGGCCCCAGCGTGATCGCCGAGATTAGGCTGACGATTCAGCGCGGCTGGTATATCCATCCAACATCGAGCGAGCGGATCGATCTGCTCGGCCCGGACGGGCGCCGTCCTCGCTGCGAGGTTGAGGCGTTCAAGCCTGGCAAGGACAGTAAGGAACAGCGTTGGCAGGGCATGCTTCCGGACTGGCAAGGCGGACGCATATACATGCACGACGGTGCGGACTGGCTGGATCCGACGGTAGATGAGAACCGCCGGACGCTGGACGAGGGATTCGTCGGGGAAATTTCAGCCTTGCCGAAATCACGGCGTACAGATCGAGCTGATGCGACCGCGCAGTTTATCGCCAAGTACCGCGGACCGCCTGTGTCTCGCCCCTCCTACTCCGGCTGGGTCGTCCCGATAGCGCGCTGATTTCGCCCCATTGCACCTCGCGCGCCGACACTTCAGCGGTGAAGTGGCGATTTCCGTGGAGCCGCGAAGCGGCCGTTATCGATAAGGCCGCGGCTGCCGGCCCGGGGGGCTTCACGCCAACAGTGACTGTCCCGCCGCCCACGAAGCCAGCCGGCGCCGACGGCACGGCGATCATCGGCGGTTTCGTCGTCTCGGGCGAGCGCGATCCGAAGCTGACCTCGCTCAACAAGTGGGTGACCTACGACAACGCGACGCTCAACGTCGCGATCATCGGCTCAGCGATCAACGTTTGGACGCAGCTCGCGGGCTCGGCGACTTGGAGTGTCGAGCCGAACAAGCGCGGCGGCGCGGATGCGCAGCGGGCCGCGGATCTCGTGCAAGAGGGCTTGCTCGATGCGCAGCTCTCGGTGCCCTGGCGGCAGATCGTACGCCGCCAGATCATGAAAAAGTTCCGTGGTTTCGCGATGCACGAAATCGTGTTGCGGCGACGGAGCGACGACATGATCGTCGTCGGGGATATCCAGGACAGGCCGCAGTGGACAATATACCGCTGGAACAGGCCAGATCCGCAGGCTGAATGGGAGGGCGTCGAGCAGCTCACTCAGCAGGGTTACTCGAGTACGTACTACATCCCGCGCGAGCGGCTGTTCTACAGCGTCGAGAATACGCTGTCGCCGAACCCGGAAGGCGTCGGACTCCTGCGGCAGATGGCCGAGAGCGTGCGCGTGCTGGAGATCTACCAGCGGCTCGAGGGTGTCGGTTTTCAGACCGAGCTCGGTGGGGTGCCGATCGCCAGGGCGCCGTTATCGAAGATCGCTCAGGATCTCGGCACACAGGGCAAGTCAGATCTGGAGATTCAGGTCGCTGTCAGGGAGAAGGTCTCGATGCTCGAGGCATTCCTGCGTAGCCACAACCGGAACCCCGAGTCTGGCCTGATGCTCGACAGCGCGACCTACACGAACCGGGACGCGTCGCTCACCCCGAGCTCGATCTACGAGTGGGCCTTCGATCTGATCAAGTCCTCGGGTGGAGACATGGGCTCGATCGGTACGGCGATCGGACGTGTCACCCGCGACATCGCCCGGGTCATGTGCGCGGAGTGGCTACTCCTCGGCGGCGAGGATAGCGGCGGCGCGTACTCGATGCACGCGGACAAGACGGCCATGTTTGGCCTCGTCGTGAACTCCGCGCTAAACGACGTGGCCGACGACGCTCGCCGGGACATCGCGACGCGGCTCGTGGCGCTCAACGGCCTGGATCCGGAGCTCTGCACGCCGCGTCTGGTCGCTGCGCCCGTCGCCACGGGTGCGGTCAAGGACGCATGCGCAGCTCTCGCTGCGCTGTTCCAGGCCGGGCTCAATCCGACCGATCCAGCCATCAACGTGCTGCGCAGTCGGATGGATCTGCCGCCGGCGCCCTCGATCGACGAGACGGATCTACTCCTGCCCCGCGGCACGGAGATCGAGCGTCTTGGAGCCGATGGGCGGATCGAGGCGGTCGAGGCCGCGACGGGGCAGCCTGTCGGCCCTGGGGCCGCACCGACCGACGCCGCACCAGGCAAGCCTGGGAACGCGAACGCGCGATCCGTGGGGAAATACGCGCCCGATCAGTCAAGGGATGAGCATGGGCAATGGTCCAGCGGAGGTGGCGGTGGCGGTGGCGGGGCGTGGACGCGCGCCTTTGACTCTCGCGATCACATGCGAGAGATCGAGATTCACCGATCTACCGAATCCGAGCACCGGGCCGCGGCCAGTGATCTAAAATCAAAGATCGGCGAGCTCCGAAGTCAATCGAAAGACGCAACGCCGGGCCGGGCCGCGCAAATCGATCGTCGTATCGGTCGACTGCAGGCGCAGCACGACGAGCATGTCGGGATCGCGCATGACGCCGCATCCGCGCGGCGTGCCACGCAGGCAGATCTCGCGGGTCGCCGCGCCTCGCATGCTCAGGGCTTACGCGATCAGGCCGATGCCCGTCGCGAGGCAGATGCGCATCAGGTACAAGACGAGCGAGACGCGATCGGCAGAGTCGGCGGTATGCGGATCGGCGGTGAAGGCGATCACGGCGCCGAGGGCGAGAGCAGCAGCCCCGTTCCGCACTACTCGGATACGCCCGATCACCACATGGGGATCGGTACAGGTGAACGGATCGCTGGCGAGCCTGTCGTGGCGCCAGTGGTGCCCCAACGGGGACTGACCTCGGAGGACTGGGCGGAGCGTGGCCGTGCGAGCCACGCCGAGTGGGCCGCGGCGCAGGATCATCAACGACTGCAAGCCGAGACCGCGGCGCGCCAAACGGCCCGCGCCAACGATGAATACAAGCAACGGGAGCAAGGCGCCCGTGATCTGCCAGTAGCCAGCGCCAGGCCCAGTCTCGGGCAACGGCTACGCGGGATGCTGGGCAGCAAGAAGGCATCGGCCACTGCGGTCGACTTGCTCGAGCTTGAGGCGATGCTCGATGAGCACGAGGAGCCGACGAAGTGACCATCTTCACCCAAACCATCGGCTCGAACTCCTACGAGGTCTACGGGGGACTCACCGCTGCACTGGCGTACCTGACCGCAGCGGCGGATGATGGTGCGGTAGCGTTCATCGGGCTCGATGCAGACAACCAGGTCAGGCGTCTGGTCGGCGCGACCCGCTACATCGACTCGATGTCGTGGGTGGGCGCCCCGACGGGGCTCGCAGGTGCCACGCCGACCACGCTGCAGTTTCCGCGCACCGGACTCACCAACGGACTCATGCAGCCGGTGGATAGCACCACGGTGCCGCTGGTCGTGGTCGAGGCAGCGTTCGAAATGGCTGCGATCCTCTCAGGGGACTCGAGCGCAGCGGCGAACGTCGACACCGGAAGCAACGTGCAGAGCCTTGGTGCCGGCCCGGCGAACCTGTCGTTTTTTAGGCCGCAGTCCGTGGCCGACGGCAACGCGACCCGGCTACCGACTGTGGTGGACCGGCTCATCGGCAGGTGGCTGGCCTCGAGCGGCAGCACGGTGGTTGCGGGGATCGCTACGGGCGTGGATGGACGCAGCGACTTCAGAGAGGCGGCGTGCGGCAGGTGTGGGGCCACGAGCGGGTGCCGCTGCGTGAGGGGTGTGCGGGATGTTAAGTGGCCGGTGTAGATTGTCGCTGACGTGATCTCGCCCCATCCCGTCACCCGCCGCGATGCTGTCCTCGTGGCTCTCAACATCGCCAAAACGATCGCCTCGGCCCTTTCCAAGGCTGGCAAGCCGTTGGGCGTGAAGTCCTGCACGCTGCTCAAGTCGAGCCCCGGCACCCGCGCTCCAGGCGCCACTGCCAGCGGCACAAATCCGACCGTGACGAGTTACGCGGCCGTCGGCATGGTCACGGCTTATGCGACCGAGATTTTGCCCGACTCCACGATCGCGGTGAAGAAGCGCTCCGTGCTGTTGCTTGGCGCGACCATCGTGGGCGGTGCTATGCCGGCTCCAGGCGACCGCATCGTCATCGGTGGCGAGACGCTGACCATCGATCCGGGTGGCGCCAAGGCGGATCCGGTCCAAGCCACTTGGCAATGCGAGACCACGCTGTGACATGCGGACCGCCGCCGACGCTCAATCCCTGATCGGCAACACCGCCGCTGCGGTCAAGCATGCCTGGATCGCGCTCGTGGTTCGGCTGCGGGCCGCGAACCCGCCGGACGCGCTCCAGCACCGGCTGCATGCCATGGAGCCGGTGCTCGGCACTGATCCAGCGGCTCGCGCCCTGGCCGCTGCGTATACTTCGCAGTTCGTGGCCACGGGCGCCGCGGTCGCGGCAGATGCGACGCAGCAGTCGGCCGCTTCGGTCCGCAAGGACGTCGGCTCACCCGCCGACGTGATCGGGTTCGATCCAATCGCCCAAGGCGTGTTGACTTGGGCCGAGCGTAACCGGCTCGATCTGATCCGGGGCATCACATCCGAGCAGCGGATCATGATCCGTTTCGCGCTCAGCGAGGCGCAGTCCAGCGGCGAGAGTCCGCTGACCACGGCACGGGTGATCCAGGAGTCGATCGGACTGAGCGAGCAGCAACTCGAGTGGGTGCAGAGCTTCGAGCGATCCCTGCGCGCCGGTCAGCTCTCCGCAGCCGCGGATCGCGCTCTGGTCGATGGCCGCACCGCGCGCATGCTGCGGACCGCGGACGAGCTCGCGCCCGCGCAGATCGATCGCGCTGTCTCCAGGTACCGCGACAAGATGATCACGTTCCGTGCTCAGACCATCGCTAGAACCGAGGCCTCGCGCATCGTGGGTCAGGGTACAACCGAGATGTACGATCAGGCGATCGAGCGCGGAGACTTAGTCGCGACGCAGCTCGAATGCACGTGGAATCACAGCCCGACGGCCAAGGATCACAGCCACGATCGCGACTTCCATGTTTCGATGCACAAGCAGACTCGCGCATGGGGTGAGCCGTTCGTCTCGGGCCTCGGCAACGAACTCATGTATCCGTGCGATCCAGACGCGGAGCCGAAGGAGACCGTGAACTGTCGTTGTGCGCGTACGGTACGACTGAGACCGAGGCGCAGTTTGGTGTAATCGCCCCCAGGTGCCAGCGGGCACGAAGCTTGCTGTATGCCCGCAGCGCCATACTACAGGCTTCGAATCAAGAGCCTGAAATTCATTTCTGCCGTCGATGCAGGCGCGCAGGGACCCATCGCAAATGTGGCGCTGATCAAGCGCGCGCCGACCGGGGATGACGTCGATGCGACTTGTCGGGTCGTCAAGGTCGACGAGAAAATGGGCCTTGTCTTCGGGTGGGCCCTGGCCACATCGCTTGACGGCGGCGAGACGCCACATGTCGATCTCCAGCAGGACGCAATCGTCGGTGACGACGAGCTGATCAAGATCGCCGCGGAGTTCATGGAGGCTTCTGCGGCGTCGGACGTGATGCACGATGACAGCCCCGACGGGAAGATCGTGTTCTGTATCCCGCTCACCAAGGCGGTGACCGACGCTCTTGGCATCGCGTCCAAGGTCCACGGCCTGGCGATCGGCATGCGACCGTCGCCGGAGACGTTTGCGCGGTTCGTGAGCAAGGAGCTCAACGCGTTTTCCATTGCCGGCATCGGCGAGCGAGAGCTCGTTGCGAAGACTGACGTGCCGGCGTGCTCGAGCTGCGGCAAGTACGGCAAGGCAGACGACGAGACTTGCAAGGATTGCGGCAAGGCGATGAAGGCTGCGACCACCAAGTCTGTCCTCTCCACCGCGGACAAGGACTCGCTGCCAGACAGCGCGTTTCTGTTCGTCGAGAGCGGTGGCACCAAGGAAGGCGGCAAGACGACCCCGCTCTCGTTGCGGCACTTCCCGTATCGCGACAGCGCCGGGAAACTGGATATCGTGCACTTGCGCGCGGCGTGCAGCGATATCCCGAAGTCTTCGTTGCCCAAGGATGTTCGCGACAAGCTCCAGGTCAGGGCCGAGAAGTTGCTCGGACAGCAACACATGGCGGCGAAGCGCGCCGCCGTTTCGGTCCCTGGCCAGGTCGCCAAGGGTACCGTCCTGACCAGCGCCGTCGACGGCCATGCGCACTCGATCGTGCTCACGGATCCGGCTGACAAATGGCGCTGCGGCGCATGGTCCACGAGCTATCAGGCCAGCGAGGGCTCGGACATGACCCACAACCATGCGCTGACCTACGACGAAGCGACCGGAGTCATCACCGTTGGTGAGGACAGCGGCCACACGCATACGGTCGACGCGATCGTGCCGATTGGACTTCGGGCCGCGGCGGTCTCCGACGAGTCGAGTGATGGCGTCTGCGCGGCGCCACCTGTCGACGATGATGATGGGTCCGGGCCGACGATCGTTATCGTCTCAGCGCGAGCCCCTGAAGGTATTTCGCCCCCCTCAACCCAAGCACGTAGCGTGAAGAGTAAGGACAAGGAGCCCACTGTAATGGCCGACCACAACGATGTGATTCGCGCTCTCCAAACGGAGAACGCACTGCTCAAGAGCATGGCCACGCTGACCGACGCGCAGCGGGCCCACCACGACAAGCTGATTTCCAAGGGCGTCAAGAGCGATGCCGATGCATTCCTGTCGCTCACCTCGACGCAGCGGAATGTGGTTCTCGGCGAGATCGCCAAGGCCAACACCGAGGTCTACACCTCCAAGAGCACCGGGCGCGTCTACCGCAACGATGACGCCATCGAGATTATCGAGGCGGCCCGTCAGACCGATGCGATGGCCGAGACCATGAAGCGTCTCGACACCGAGCGTACCGAGTTGGACTTCTCCAAGCGCGGAGCGGTCGCCTTCGCAAATTTCGCGAAGGGCGTGAAGGGCAACCTACACGGCCGATTCATGAAGGCGCTGGCTGGTGAGTTCACTGATCCGGCCGAATTCGCCGAGGCCGAGCGTGCATTCAAGCAGGCCAATGTGGCACTCGCCGAACTCACCAAGGTCCGTGGCTACACGCCGAGCGAAGAGGAGTCTGGCGCGAACGTGGCGCAGAAGAAACTGCACGTCGCCGTCGACGAATTCGCCAAGGCACACAAGCTTTCCTACCCAGTTGCCCTCGAGCGCGCGACTGCGCCCGGCGGTGACGATGAGATCCGTCGCCTCTACAACGACGCGATGGCCGAGCAGAACTGAGGAGCGAGGAACATGGCATTCGATTGCTCAAATCCATTTTCACTGCCGGCTGGCGTCGATCTGAGTTCGTCGCAGTACTGCGCGGTCACCACCGACTCGTCTGGCAACCTCGCGCTACCCAGCGCCGGCGGCATGGCGCTCGGCATCCTCTACACTGCGCCGATCATCACCAAGGCCGGTGAGGTCTACGGGCCCGGCTCCGGCATTCGCAAGGCCAAGTACGGCGGCACGGTCACCCTGCCCGCGGCGCTCAAGCTCGATTCGTCGGGCCGGTTTGTCACGGCATCGGCGACGGATATCGCAACTGGATCCGCAGTCGCGATCGCGATCGACGCAGGTGCGATCAACGAGATTCACAGCGTCATCTTCTTTGGTGGCGCCTCTCCGGTGGCCCTTGGCGTCGGTTTCGACGACATCGTGCTCGGTACGACTGCGCCCAGCGCGCTGACCCAGGTTACCTTTGCGCAGGTCACCGGAACCAAGACGGGCGTCCTCGCGTCCGGTGCATTCACGGGGCAGCTGAAGCGGATCGTCCAGTCCGTTGCCGCGTCAACTCCGGTCGGCACGATCACCGGCGCGTTCAAAACGCTGGCCGGTGCGGCGGCAACCACGCTCACGCTCGGTACCGCCGTCGCGACAATCGCAGATTTCGTCTGGGACGGGGCTGCATGGCGCGCGACGAGCGCAATCACCGGCACCAGCTCGTCTCTCGCCTGATCACCCTCTGAACAAAGACGCAGGAGCACCAGTATCATGTCGATCGACTTCGCTCACCGAAACCCCGCGGGCCGCATGGATCGGTTCGCGAAGAACAGCCCGGACCCGTCCACCGTGTACGTGGTTCCGGCGCTCACGACCATGTCAGTTGGCTTCATGTTGAAGCCGCAAACCATGGTCTCCAACCGGCTTTGCCCCTCGGTGCCGGTGACGATCCAGCAGGGCAAATACGCCAACTACCCCCGTGGCTTTTTCTTTCGCGACGACATGCAGAAGCGTGCCGATGGCGCCGAGAGCGCCGGCGGCGGCTTCAATGTCGACTGGTCGAACGGCTACAACGCCGATGTCTGGGCGTACCACACCGATCTCGGCCCCCAGGCGCGCGCGAACTCGACGCAGGTCGATCTGGATCGCTCGGCAACGATGCTGGTCAGCAACAAGGCGTTGCTCAAGCGGGAAGTGCTGTTCCTGTCCACGTTCTTCAAGACTAGCGTGTGGACCACGCAGGTCGTCGGCGCGACGTCCGGCGGCGGCGGCGTCGCTGGCGTTAACTTGACCTGGAAGGACGACAGCGCGAAGCCGATCAAGCAGATCAAGGCTGCGGTTCGGTCGCAGCAAGTCGCGGCCTCCGGCTACAAGCCGAACAAGGCGACGTTCTCGCCTGACCTCTGGGATCTGTTCTGCGAGCATCCGAACGTGACGAACCGGGTGAACGCCGGCCAGACCCCCGGGGGGCCGGCCGAGGTCACCACGCAGATGGCGGCTGGCTGGCTCGGACTTGACGAGGTCCTCGTGGCCGAGTCGGTGCGCACGACCAGCGCAGAGAACAGCAGCAACACCGGAGTCGGTGATGCGTTCAACTATATCGCTCCGGCCGGCCAATTGATGCTGACCTACACCCCGCCGGCGCCTGCGATGCTCGAGCCCAGCGCGTTCTACTTCTTCGACTGGGTTGCTGACGGCATGGTCGGCTCGTACGGCAACGCGGTGAGCCGCTGGTTCAACCAGGATCGCAAGGCGTTCCGTTACGAGATCGAGATGGCGACGGACTGTCACCTGATCTCGGCCGATCTCGGCACGATGATGAGCAACCTGAACGCCTGAGGATTTCATGGCGCGCAAGGCATTCGATCTGACCCGTGAGGCAGTTGCTTCGACTGCGTTCACGTATGCCGGGGCCACGTACGCCAAGGGCGCGCGGTTTCCGCATCGGGATCTGAGTATCAGCGATCACGACGTCGCGAACCTGTTCCGGTGCGAGCGGATCGATTTCACGGACAGGGCGTATCAGGCCCCGCCTCCTCCTCCACCGGCCGCGAAGCAGCAGCAGAACCCGCTCCTCGCCCGGAAGTGACCCATGGCTTCGATGACCGAAGCCATGGCCGAGCTCAGAGCGCAGGTGGCCGACGCCGCCAAGGCGCTCACGCTCGGCGTTGCGGCTGAGCTCACCGAGGCATGCCCGGTCAAGACTGGGCATGCGCGGCGCAATTTCGTGCCGAGCATATCCGCACCCGGCACCGGCGAGGATGACGGCGCGGCCCAAACAGCCGGCACCGAGTCCGTGTTGAGCTATCGGATCGGGGACGGTGATCTGTACGTTGTCAACAACGTCCCGTATATCGGCCAACTGATCCTCGGCAGCTCGATCCAGGCCCCGGCCGGTTGGGATCTGGTCGCGATCGACGCTGCGGTTGCCGATGTGAATCGGCAGTTCGGTGTGTCGATTGACGTGTCGTCCGCGGGCCAGGCCGCGGATCGTGGTGCGCAGGCCGCGGAGAATCTCGTCGCGGCAGTGGCCGGCGGCAGTGGGTTCGGCCCCACAGGTGACGAATGACCGAGTCGCAGATGCGCCAGCTCGTCATGGGCACATTCGCGGCTGGTTGGCGCGCGGCTAGGCCAGATGTACCGCTGTGGCTCGAGAACGAAGCGCAGCCGACGGCTGACCTGTTCGTGCGGCTGATCATAACACCGACGACGAGCCAGCAGACAACGATGGGGCAGGTCGGGAACCGGCGGGTGCGCCGCAACCTGTGGCTCCAGGTGAAGATGTGGGCGGCACAGGATGTCGGCAGCGTTCAGTTGGCCGACCTCGGGGACGCCGCACAGAAGTTGCTGGAGCAGAAGTCATTCCCGTCCCCGGTCGTGCCCGACGAACCGGTTACGACGTACACCGCGCAGTCGCAGGGTTCGCCGAGTGTTCAGGGCAGATGGATGATGAGCTTGATGCGGATCCCGGCGTGGTATGCGGAGATGAAGTAGAGCGGAGCGCGGTGGAGTCGAACGCCACCTGCGATTTCGCCCCGCACCCCCTCTTCGCCCGACGCTGGCCCTATGTCCAGCCTGCCTGTCGCCAAGGCCGAAGCCGCAAATCTGATCGTGGTCAAGGAGACCGCACTGGGCACCCCGGCGGCTGCCGGTGGCCAGACCCTGCAACCAAACGCCGATGGAATCGGCAACTTTTATCCGCAGATCAAGACGGTCGCGCCGAGCCCGCTCTCGAAGCTGCGGCAGATGGAAGCGCCGGTCATCGTCGATGTCGACGCCAAGCCGACGCTGACACAGGACTTGACCAAGGATGTTACCGACGCATTCGCTGAGGGCATGATGATGGCCAAGGCGAAACACTCGGGCGGCACGGGGGTGGCGTACTTCACGAACAATCTTCCGACGCCGACGGTCACTGCGCGGACCACGACCGCGTACACGGTTTCCGCCGCTGGCGCGCTCCAGGCCGGCACGCTGGTCGTGCCGCGCGGTTGGATCACGGGCGCAAACGCGACGGCCAACGCGACGCTGCAGGTGGTCGGGGCGAGCTCGACTTCGACATCGATCCCGGTCGCGGCTGGCGTTGCCGAGACCCCGTCGGGGTACACGGTCACGCTCGAGGTGGCAGGGTTCCGTGGTGCCTCGGGAGACATTCAATTGAACGGATCAGGGAACCTGATCTCGACCGCAGCTGACTTCACGACGATGGGCCTGAACGTTGGCCAAGTGATCTATGTCGGCGGCACCATCGGATCCGGCCACGACTTCGCAACCGCGGCATATCGTGGCTTCGCCAAGATCACCGCAATTGCAGCCGCGCTGCTCACGCTCGAGCGGCGGCAGTGGACGGTCGCCAGCGCCGATACCGGAAGTGGCAAGACGATCGATCTGTACTGGGGTCGCTGGCTTCGCACCGTCGCGTTTACTGACGCGGACTATCTCGAGACGAGCTACAACATGGAGCTCGCGTATCTCAAGCTGTCAGCCGGCACGACCGACGAGTACGTGTACTCGAACGGGAACTACATCGATCAGGTCAAGATCAACTCGCCGGCGCAGAACCTACCGACGGTCGAGTACAGCTTCCTGGGCACCACGATCGCGGATCCAACCACGACCCGCGCCACCTACGGCGGCGTCGCCGCGAGCCCGCTCGGGATCGATCGCTACAACACCGTGACCCGCGAGCCGTACCTGTCCCTGCGCAAGAAATCAGACGAGTCGGTGGTCAGTGACGACATCGAGACATGGGCGCTGACCTACATGAACCACGTCTCTGCGCAGAAGCAGCAGGGGACGCAGGGCACCAAGCGCGTGATCGTTGGCAAGGCCGAGGTCGGGCTGTCGGTGACCGCCGCGGCGACCAGCGACGCCGCGATGATCGCGTGCTCGCAAAACACCACGCTGACTTTCGGCGCTGGGTTCAACAGCAGCGACGGCGGGATCTTCTTCGACGTGCCGAGCGTGAAGTGCACCAATGCACCTCCGAAGTTCCCGGCGAACAGCCAGGTCATGCTCGATCTGACCGCCGCGGGGTTTCGCGATTCGGTCGGCAACTACACGCTTGCGGTGTCGCTGTTTCCGTACTTGCCGGTGGTGTGAGCGCGCGTGGGCAATCGCCCCGCTCGTGCCGCGGCGCGACGCTGAGATGCATGACGGACTTCGGACTCGATCGCTACGACCTGTCTCGGATCACTCGGCGCATCCCGCTGCCGGAGATCTCACCGGATCCGGCCAAGCCGTTCACGCTGATCGTGTGCAGCGCGAGCAACGGGAACCGCGGTTACCGAAACGCGTTGTTCAAGCGCAGCAAGCAAGACGACGCAGTGACAGATCCACTGGTCAGAGACGAAGCGGCGCTCGCAGAGCTTGCTCAGGACCTCGCCGGAACGGTGATCGTGGGCTGGGAGAATGTGTTCGAGGACGGCAAGCCGCTGGCGTTCAGCGCCGAAGCAGCGAACCGCCTCGTCGTTGAGCTCCTGACGCGCGTCCGCGATGTTTGGAACGCCCGCGTGGCTCCGGTGATCTGGTCCGATCCCGGCAGCTTTCGCACCGCGCCGGATCCGGTCGAACTGGGAAAAGAGTAGCGGCGTGGCTCGCCTGGCAGGCCAGCACCGCCGCATCGATACAGGGCTTTGAGCGCGAGATCGAGCGAACTACCACGTCGGTCGGCGCTCGGGCACAGGCCGAGCAACAGCTCGCCCGGATCCGCGGGACCGAGCCGCCGCGGGACTACGCGGCCCATACCTGTCTCCGGGCCTGGGGCGACCTCGGCACGTGCAGGCAGATCGGCATGGCTGTCGGCGAGATCCCGTGGACCGCGATCGAGCGGTGGGCCGAGGTTGAGTTTGGAGACGATCGCGAAGCCAAGTTGGTTCTGATCACTGTCATCCGTCGGCTCGACGTCGATTTTATCTCAGCGATGAGAGCGGAGCAGCAGAAGGACAAAACGCTCGGAGCGAACCGAGCCCGAGGGCGCACATGAGCATCGATCTAGTGGTCAAAATCGACACGAGTCAGGCCGTTCCGGCTGTCGACAAGCTCGACGACGGGCTGCAGGGCGTTGCCACGAGCGCGACCAAAGCAGGTGCAGCCGGCAAGGCTGCGGGCAAGGATATCGCCGACGGCATGGGCACGGCTTCGTCCGGCACGAAGAAAACCGGAGACGAGTTCGAGGCGCTGGCGAATCGTCAGCGTTCGATGCTCGAGCGAATCAAGGCGCCATGGCGCGAGTATTCCGCCGACATCAATTCGGCGATGACGCTGCTCCGCCAGGGCAAGATCACGACCGAGGAGTACGGGACGGAACTGGCCAGACTGCAGTCCAAGCGCGACGCGTTCGTTCGAGGCAGCATGACGCCGGAGCTCCAGCGCGAAGCCGCGGCCCTCGAGCGCATCAACGCACCAATGCGCGAGTACGAGGCCAACGTCGCAGCGCTGAACTCATTGCTACAGAAGGGCGAGATCGAACTCGGCGTGTACAACCGCGAGCTCGAGCGGGTGCAGGACAAGCAGAGCAAGGGGCTGGGTCCGGTCCTGGGTCCGGTCCAGCAGCAGGCCGGAGGCGGGGGCACCGAAGGCGAACGTGGTATCGGTGCACAGATCGGTGGCGTGCTCGCGGGTCAGCTTGGTCCAGCTGGATCTATCGTCAATAGTGTTACCGAAGGGGGCGCATTGATGTTCGCCGGGATCACGGCTGGCGCCATTGCGCTCGGCCGCGAACTCATGAACCTAAGTGACGGATGGTCACTGCTACAGAACCGGGTCATGCGGTTCACTGAGGACGGCCACTCGGCTAACGAGATCCTTGCGAATCAGGCAGTTTTGTCAGGGGAGCTCCATGCGTCACTGGAGAGCACCGTAGGCTTGTATACCAAGTTTCGCGAGGTCACGTACGAACTCAACCTCGGCCAGGCGAGGCAAGCTGTCTTGACCAAGGAGATTGGCGAAGCAGTCGTCGGATCCGGCGGTAGTGTAGAAGAGGCAACCGGACTTGTTCAGCGTCTTAGTCTGGCGTTTTCGTCGGGAGCGGTACAGCAACGCGAACTGCGCAGCGTGATGAAAGAGTTCCCTGAGATCGCAACAGGCTTTACCGAAGCAACCGGCAAAAGTCGCCAAGAACTGCTAGCGCTGGCGAGTAAGGGCGAACTCGCATCGGAAACTCTTCTCGGTACTTTTGACAATATGTCCCAAAAGATGGGGCAGCGGGTTGGGAAGCTGAACCGAACATGGTCTGAGATGTTCGGCCACTTCGCCGACGAGGCCAAGATCGCATTCTCGGACGCCACCGAGGCGGCCGGGAAGTTTCTGGCCGGTCCCGTGATGGCGAAGCAGATTACCGATTTCGAGACTTCTTACCGACTACTCCAGCGTCAAGCCGAGGTCGAACGCCGAATCAGTCAGGAACGAGAGCGCGTTTCCCGTCTCGCGCCTGTCGCTGAGGCCGGCAATGCACTCGGTATCAACATCGGTGCATTCTCCTCGGAGCAAGTCAACGCACTGGACGCTGTGCGGATCCGGATGAGCGAAGTTGGGATCGTCATCGCAGACTCCTTCAAGGATGCGCGCAGCCGAGCCACACTATACGCTACCAAGATTGACGAGATCAAAGACTCCAAGGCAGCGGAAGAAATTGCAGCTGACGCGAAGCGAATCTACGAGGCGATGTACGGCGCAGATACCGCCGTGCGCGATCAGACGAGACATTGGGCGGAGCTTTCCGATCAGGTCAGGCTAACCGCTGGAGTCGTCGACAAGTTGAATTTTAAATCAGGCATACTTGGCGGCGTCGGGGATGCATTCAAATTCGGTGGTCTCCCGCCGGAGCAGCTCGCGCAGATGCGCCGTGACGCTGCACTGCAGGCGGCTGATGCAAAGACAGCAGTCGACGATCATCGGTACGGCGCCAGCACGGTCACCTACGCGCAGGATCTCAATAAGGCGAAGACAGAACTTGAGGCGCTCAATCGAGCCCACCGTGATGGCGTGGTAACCGGCGAAGCGTTCCGTACTAAATACGACTCGCTCATGACCACGATCAACGACGGGCTCCTTCCGTCTATGATCAAGCTTCGAGAGGAGATCAACCTCCCGATGCGGCAGTTCGCCCTGGACACGGCTGCTGCTAACGCGCTGCTGAAAGACGGGACGTATACGCTGCAGCAGTACCAGATCGAGATGCAAAAGCTGGCCGACACCGCCGGCCAGGGCGCATCGTGGAAGGAGCGGCAAGGGATCCAGGATCTGCTCGATGGTCGACAGGCGACTGTGGGCAAGTACCTTCACGGATTCAACCCGGCACAGGAGTCGCGGATCGACGCAATCGACAAGTCCAGTGGGGCGCCGATCGACGACTACATAAAGCGCCTGAACGACATCAACGCGGCGACCGCGAAGCTTAAGTTGAGCACCGAGGTCGTGGCGACGCTGCAGGATCAGGCGCGGGAGCAGTTCGACTCCTCGGCTGCAGCGGTGACCCGCGCGACCGTTGCCATCGCAGGATACAGGGAGCGGCTGGCTCAACTGGGCGCCCAACACAGCCAAGGCGCGCTCAGTGACGAGCAGTACCAGAGCTCCGTCGCTGCGCTCGATCGCGAGCGCGCGATCCTCGCCGAGTACGCACAGCCGGCCGCGAACTACAAGCGGGCGCTTGAGGACATCGCCGGGGCCCAGAAGGATCTCGGGCTGACCGAAGACAGCGCCTCGGTCCGTCGCCGCAAGGCCAAGGACGACTACAATGCGGCGACAGAGGCGCTGCAGAAGCAGAAGGGGCCGCTACAGGAGTACGAGGCGGCGTTGAGGAAGATCAACACCGCCGAGCGCGATCAGGAAGTCAGCGAGAGCAAGGCTGAGACGCAGCGAGAGAAAGCTCGCATCACCTATCTGCAGGCGACCGAGGCCGGTGAGACCTTCGCCGGATCCTTCGAGATCCAGATCCGTCAGTTGAACGAATCCACGAAGGAGTTCGGCGCGACGTTCGCGAAACTTGCCGTCGACGACATTGGCAAGTTCTCGGACGCGCTCGTCGATGCGGCGAACGGCGGCAAGATCTCGTTCTCATCGCTGGCGAGCTCGATGCTGTCTGACCTCGAAAAAATCGCCGCGCGCGCGCTCGAGGTGAAGGCGATCACGTCGCTGTTTGGAGCGATCGGGGGCGGTAGCGGAGGCGCGGAGGCCGACGCATTCAGCACGGCCACGAGCTGGCTCCCTGGTTTCGCCACCGGCGGCTCATGGACCGTCGGCGGTTCCGGATCTGGCGATACCCAACTCCAGATGTTCCGGGCCACGCCCGGCGAGCAGGTCACGGTCACCCCGGCCAGTGCTTATGTGAGCGGGGGCGCTGGCGGATCGCAACCGACTGCGCGGACCGCGCAGCCGGTGATCCACATCCACAATCACATCGATCCTGCGACGACGATCGCTGCGCTCGACAGTCGCCAGGGCAGTAAAACCGTGGTCAACCAGATGCGCGCGAACCGTGGCGCGGTGCGGAGCTTCCTCGGGATCAGGGGGTGATCTACTCTGATCCGACGCACTCGAAGAAGTGCGCGGAGACCGTCTCCGATGTCGGAGAGGTGAGCATGCAGCAGCCGAGATGACCGCCCGTACTGTCGTTCGCAACGAACGTTGCGCCACAGGCTACGGACGGACCGATCGGATTGTTCGAGGCGTCGTGGTCCCGTGCGGCGGGACACGCCGGGAGATCGTCACAGGGTCGGCCGAACTTGCGCCCGTTCGGCGTGCAGTCTGGCATTTGGATGCACGCTGACGCGCACGCGGTTACGACTGCAGAACCCGCCGCAGTTGACCAGCCCTGATCGCAGCCGGTAAGCAGCATGTCGTGGACCGGCTGCGGCGTTGCGACGTCGGGAGGGGCGGATGGCTCCGAGGTGCAGCCGGCCAAGATCAGGATCAAAAGAAGCTTCATGCGCGGAGCGTAACCATGTTCAGGGCTGGGTGGAAGAGGCGGGGGTGATTTGGACCCATGCGCGTCCGGTAAGCGAGCGTAAGCCATGGCCAATTACGGCGCAGAGATCACGAAGGGTACCACGAGCACATCGGTCGGTATCGCCTCGCTCGAGGCCCCCGCATCGAGCATGCGCAGGATCAAACTGTACGATGTGTGGCTAGGCTCCGATGCCGGTACGCTCGGAACTAGCGATTTTCGTTTCGAATTTACACGATCGACAACGGCAAGCACCGGAACCTCGGTGACCCCGTCGCTGCTCGATCTGGCCGATGTGGCGTGTGTCGCCTTGGTCAAGACGAACCTCACCGTCGAGGGAACCACTGCCGGGCTCATCCCCAAGGCTGTCGCGATGTCGGAGCAAAACACGGTGCGGTGGGTCGCGAATCCAGGCAGTGAACTCGTGATTCCAGCCGTCGCATCGGCCGGGATCATTCTCCGCACGCCCGTCGTCGGCAACACCGTCGGTTTCGCTGGAACCTTCGAATTCTCGGAGTAATGCCCATGATGCTCAATGATGACCACTACGATCATGCTGGTCTGCGTGCCGAAGTTCTCGCGGTCCTCGACGCGCAGATCGCGCAGAACCCAACCCATCACCTGACCGGGGCGCTCATGTCCGCCAGGGAGCAGGTCGCTGCGATGACCGCAGATCACGCTGGCGTGTCGATCAAGCTCAGCGAGCATGTGTGGCCCCAGGAGCCTGGCACCACGGTCGCCATTTCATGCTCCGAGTTCCCGGCATGGGTGCAGATCCGAACGCCGGCGAAACGCAAGCCGTACGTGCATCCGGTACCGCCGATGAACATCGGAAACTCGAAGACTTGATCATGCGGCGTGCGCGCGCGGAGCAAGGCGTGCTGATCACGACGTGCGGCAGTCAGCACGTGGAGCAATCGACGATCACGTGCTGTCACTGCGGGTCGCTGACGATTATCCCAGTTCGGGCATCCGCCGACGAATGCGGCGGGTTCTGTCGTCGGTGTATGCGGCAGACCTGCGCGGCATGTGCGGACCAGGGCTGCACACCATTCGAACGACGACTGGAGAAGGCAGAGGCTCGCGGCCGACTTCTGGCCAGCATGGGGTTGTAGATCGTGTCGACGGCTACCGATCCGTCGCCTCGCCGATCGCCGCGCGCGGCGTATGCGGCGGCGGTGTTCACGGTACCTGCGGATCTCACCGTTCCGACGCCGCAGGCAACGCGCGCGGTCTACCCGGATCGGGTGCCGGGCCTGCCGTCACTTGCGGCCTACATGCCCGCGGTGTTCTCGCCGCAGCATCAGATCACTGCTCCGACGCCGCAGGCACTAAACGGGGTGTTTCCGAGTTCGCTGCCTGGGCGTCCATGGCGCGCGGCCTACATGCCTGCGGTGTTCTCGCCGCAGCATTTTATTACGCCGGTCACACCACCGACTCCAGGATTCGGTCCGCAAGGCGTCGCGACGCTTGAGCTCGGGCTCGAGCCGGGCACCAAGATCACCTACTCGTGGCCAACCGCCATTTTCAAGAGCTACAACGGCAACGAGCAACGGATCTCGCTTGGCGCGATCCCAAGGATCAAGATCGAAGGCGTCGCGTTTCTGCACGATACACAGAGCCGCGACGTCCGCTCGGCGCTGATGCGATACGCGGCCCAAGGCTCGGTATTCCTCCTCGGCATGTCCAACGAGGAGGTTCGCGTCGCGGTCGACAGCGTGAACACGACGATCACGTTGAACAGCACGAGGAACGTGGACTGGCTCCAGGTGGGCCAGCGCGCGCTCGTGGTTGCGGGGGACGATACGTCCGTGAGCGTGGTGATCCAGTCCGTGTCGTCGCCGACGACCGTCGAGATCGCCACGTTCAATTCCTCGGGGTCGCCGACGTTTGGCGTCCTCGGTAGCATTGGCCTCGCCGGGGCGCGCTTCATGCCGCTTCTACAGGTCGTGCTCGAACCGCAGCAAGGGTTCGCGCGCTACCCCGTGGGCGCCGACCTCTGGTCGATCAATGCCACGGCCAGCTCGTATGGTTGGGCAGGGACCGACAGCATGGGCATCGGCACGACAGTCACGACGTATTACAGTGGGCCCAATGTCGCGATCGCCAACGTGACCGAGAACGATCTTGTCATCTGGGATCGCGGAAACGATGTCGAAGACACTGCGAGCGAGTCCATGCTGGCGCTGACCGAGCTCGTTGATCTGGGCGCGATCCCGTTCACGGCGGGTGCTGCGGTAAGCCCGGATTGGATGCGCACGATCAAATTTGCCTCAAGCGGCGTCGATGACTGGCAGTGGGCCAAGGGGATCTTGCGCCATTGCCGCGGCGCCCAGGTCGCGTTTGCGTTGCCCAGTGGTCGCGCGGATCTGATCTACCTCGGCGTGGCGCCACCCAGCGTGACCCCGGGCGGGATCATGGTCGCGAGCGGCGCGGTCGCCGGCGGAAACGACTACCAGGCATGGTTCGCCTCCGGGCTCTACACACGGCTCGCGCTGACTCTTTCGACCGGCTCGATGCAGTACGTCACCGTGCGATCCGTGGTCGACGACAATGCCGGGACGCTCACGCTCACACTTGACCAGTCACTCGATGGCGTAGTGACCAAGGTTGCGTTCCTCGAACAGGTCAGGCTGGAGAGCGGCGACGTTGAGACGACCTGGGACAGCGGCCAGTTCGCGATCGAGATGCAGGCACGGGTGAGCCGCGAAGTGCTGACGCTGCAGCGCGGTGTCCTGTTCGACAAGATCATCTCGATTTTCAATCCGAACACCTTCCCGCTGCCCCCGGATGACCAGACCTTCGGGGGTGCGCTGGGTCAGAACACGTTGATCAACTGGAGCGGCGATCGTGGCTGCAATCTCTGCGGGATCACGAACAGCTCCGGGATCTACGCCAACGGGCTGGTCGTGTGCGTGGTCAACGTCGGGAACACCTCGCAGACGTTCATCACGTCGCCTGAAAACACAGGGTTCCCGGCGTTCGTGCGCCTGCAGGGCAAGCTCCACGTCGATACCGGGATCGCGATCTGGTACCGCTATGATGCGTTCATCCAGCGTTGGGTTCAGTTCGCCTGCACGGGTTGAGTTTTCGCCCCGGGGCCGCGCGGTCGCTGACGATGGCTGTATGGGGCTACCCCTATTCGGCACGGTCATCGACTACAGCGTCGCGAGTAACAACTCGGAGATCGTGCTCGCGCTGGGCACGGTCACGTTCGTCAACCTGACCAGCAGCAGCGATTTTCTCAACGTCATCGGGATCCAGAACACCGGCGGCAACGTCGACGGATTTCTGGTTTGCTTCGTCAACAAGGGTCCGTTCGGGATCGTTTTCTTACACAACTCGTCGCTCGAGTCCACGGTCGGGAATCGTCTCCTGAATTTCAGCCTCGCGAGCAAGCTGATCGCGAGCGCGACGTCAGCGGCGTGGCGTTACGACGGCGGCACGAACCGCTGGCATCACCTCTGGAGCTCGTTCTGATATGGCGACGACATTTGACGAAGACGAGCGCTCGACGAGCCAGAGTCGTCCGATTGATCTCTTCACGATCATGACGCCCACGACCGGGACGTACCGGATCACGTCACACGAGACCGATGTCTCCTATGGTGGGTTCACGTACACCGCCACCACCGCGAGTCGCGGCAATTTCGCGCTGCAACCGGACAGCTCACAGAACGAGCTCATCGTCTACCTGCCGATCTCGCATCCGTTCGTCCAACGCTTCGCCAGCGGGATCCCGGAGATGGGCGTAACGATCACGCTGGTTCGGATGCAGTCGCTGAGCGCCCAGGCCGGTCAGTTGTGGACCGGATACGCGCAGTCGCTGAGTGTTGACGGTCATGTCGCGATGATCCGCGTGCCAGGCCTGACCGCGGATGCGTTCAAGACACAGTTACCGACGGTCGGGGCTCATACCACGTGCAACCATCGGCTGTTCGACGGGCGCTGTGCACCGAATCCCGGCGGGGAGTGGCCGACGGGGCTGGGGGCAGGGAGTGGCGGTCCGGATTTTGCGGCGTTTCAAATTTCGAGCTCGATTGCGTCGGTATCAGCTGACGGCAAGACGATCACACTGTCATCAATTGGCGATAATCAGGATAGATGGGCGCAGTACGGAAGGATCATTCTCAGCAACGGAGATGCACGTTATATTGTTAATCAGATCGGAACTACGATTACGATTACGAAACCGTTCTACTCGATAACTACTGGCGTAGTGATTGAGTCTGGATGCGATCATTCTATCTTTGCCTGCAATGCTAAGTTCAACAACATCTACAATTTTGGCGGTCATGCGCGGATGACCTCAGAGTCCGATCCGTGGCATCCGGGCGGACTCGGAATCGTGGTTCAGGTCTGAAATGTGGGGCCTAATCATCGAAGCCGCGATTCTGACTGGCTCATATATCTATCATCGTTGGTTCGAGGATCAGCCGGCGGTGTTGCGCTGGCAACCAATGGTGCTGCCTCGCACCGCGGAGGGCACACCGCTGCCGCTCGTTTATGGCAGTTGTCGAGTCCGAAATCCGGTGATGGTCTGGTCGGGCAACAACATCACTCCGGGGGATGCATATCATCCGTTTGATCCCGGAGTCGGAGACGGCGGAGTAAATCCGCAAAATCCAATCGCGGACCATTTCAGTGTCGATATGATCTTCGTGCTGGGGATTCCTCCATATTCTCCGCCGAATACCCAATTTTCAGCTGGTGCTGCGTTTGTCGGACTGTGGTACGGAGATTCCAGAGTACTAAATCTATTCACAGATAAAACTGATGGCCTCGGTGGGCAGATTGGATCCGAACTGACTAGGTTCTATGCTGGTCGTTTGTTTTTCCCGGGAGAGATCGGACAGGATCTGACTCCGCTTCAACGCGATGAGTTCAACATCGCCGGCATGTTCTATTCCGGAGACACCGCCGGAAAGTTCCCCCTCGATGCAACCGACATCCAGCCGTTCTTCATCTTCTTTGATCGTGGCGGTCTCGGTCAGATCCTCGCAACGTACCCGGACCGCGTTTACTATTCGACCAATGCTGGCGCCGGTAATTGCTCCGCCTTGACTGCGCTCACACAGGCCGGCGACGCCAACAAGATGGGCGCAATACGCAATCAGGTCGGTGTGTACCTGCACGTCGGACTTGGCCAATCGTCATCGATTAGCGGATTCTCATTCGAGATCTATGCGACGACAAACTTTACGGCCTCTGACCTCGGCATCGCAGACTGGCGCTCGCCGACAGGTATCCACATCGATATGCGCTCCGAATGTGATCCTGCTGCAGTGCTCTACGATATTCTCACGAGCTCGTGGGGCAAGCTTGGGATCGGGACGACACGCATCGATATCGCCAGTTTTCAGTCCGCGAGCCAGACACTGTTCGACGAGTTTAATGGCTACTCGAGGTGCATCGACCAGGGGACCGACGCATCACAAATCATTCAAGAGCTGCTCCAGCAGATGGATGCTGTGCTCTATGAGGAACCGTCGTCTGGTAAGTTGACGCTCAAACTGATCCGGTTCGATTACAATTCGGCGTTGCTTGATGATGTGAACCCAGGCAACGCAACGCCGGAGGGCTCCGGATGGTATTCAGTGCAGTCGTGGGCCGAGGTGACGAATCAGGTTAAGATCACCTGGACGAACCGCAGCCTATCCTATCAGGACGCGATAGTCACCGCGCAGGATTCGGTCGTTGCAATCAATAACGGTGGCCGGATTCGCACTGCGTCGCTGTCGTTTCCTGGTGTCTGCACCTCGACGTCGGCAACGCGAATTGCAGCCCGCGAACTCAATGCGATAAGCCAGCCGATGGTCAAGGCAACGGTCAAGGTCAGCCGAGCATTTTACCAGCACCGCCCCGGAGATGTTGTCACGTTCACGTGGCCGGATCTGGGGATCAACAAAATGGTCATGCGAATCGCCGGGGTTGACTTCGGCCAACTTCATGATCCGTCGATTACGATGCAACTAATGCGGGACGTGTTCGACGTGCAGGGCGGTGCCTTCCCCTACAATCGATGAATCGACCCCCGCCCGCCGCCGAGCGAACCTCATCCGGTGAGCTACCCCGGCGCGCAACACTCGGCATCGCGATGGACCGCGACCGTGTACTCGATTGCGGCCAGTACGCGGCCGGCGGTCGGCATGGGCACGAGTACCACGCCGGGGAACAACACGTACGGGACCGCCGTCACACTGATCAGCGGTGCGAACCTGACCTTCGACTGCTGCGAGTTGGTGGTCTGCGTCAACAATGCCGCGATTTCGGCTACGGCGCGCGACACCGTTGCCGCGCTGCTCGTTGATCCAGCTGGCGGAGCGTCGTTTACCTCGATCGCGGATCTGGTCTGCGGTCCATGCTCTGGATACGTCACCGCGAACGTCGGTTTTGGCGGCACGATATTCCGCCTCCCGCTTTGGATCAAAGCCGGAACGAGCATCGGCATCGCCACGGCGGTGAACTCAGCCACGGTCACCGCGCTCAATGCGTTCTGTCGCGTCAATGGCCAGCCGAGCGATCCGCGGACCGCGCCGTTCATCGGTACCTATATCGACCAGTTCGGCGTGTCGCTGGCGACTAGCGCCGGCACGACCGTCACGCCGGGCACGACCACCGATGGCGCCTACGCGCTCATCGGTACGACAACGCGCCCCCTGTACGCGCTCGAGTTCGGCTACGGCATCAACGATGCGACCATGACCGCTGCGGTTTGCGATGTCGACATCGCCGCAGGGGACGGCACCACGAACACCGTGATCATTCCGAGGTGGCCGGTGGCGACGAGCGCCATCGAGGCGGTCTCGAAGTTCCCGGCCCTGGCCTACACCTCGATCGCTGCCAATGTGGGGCTCTACGCGCGGGCGCAGTGCTCGAATACGCCTGACAGCGCAAACTCGGTTGCAATCTACGGAGTTGGGTGAACCATGGCTGTTCCGTTTACCCCGACGACAGGTAGCGCGAGTGCCGGCGCGAGCGAGATCTCGTTGATCAGTGGGACGACGTCGTTACAGGCGTCAACCACGGCTGGTGATGTCGAGATCTGGATCGATCTGTCCAACATGGTGGTGGGTGACCAGTACCAGGTTCGCCTCGTCGAGAAGGTGAACGGGGGCACGGCTGCCAACGCGTTCATCTCCTTCCCCAAGGATGTCCAGGTCGGGCTGTACCGGGTCGGTCCGTTGCGCGTAAGCGAGGGGTGGGATCCGCGTCTGAAACTGACGAGCGGTAGCGCGCGTACCGTCAACTGGTCGATCCGCCAGTACGTCGGCGATGTCAACGCGCTCACGCTCGGCTCGGGCGCGGTGACCGCGACGGCGATCGCCAGTTCGGCCATCACGAGCGCGAAGTTCGCGACCGATGCGCTCGATTCGAATGCGCTTGCGGCCAGTGCTGTCACAGAGATCCAGACCGGACTCGCGACGTCAACGGCGCTCGCCAGTGTGCAGACCGACACGACGACGCTCACAGGGCGCCTGACGAGCACTAGGGCCGGACTGCTGGATAATCTCGACGCGACAGTCTCCAGTCGAGCGGCATCGGCCACGGCGCTGTCAACCGCCACATGGACGAATGCCCGTGCAGCCGAGATCGACAACCTCGACGCAGCGGTGACCACGCGCGCGCCGGCCAGCACCGCGCTTAGCACCGCCACGTGGACCAACACGCTCGCCGCGCTGATCACTTCCATGCTCGATGTCGCGGTCAGTACTCGGGCATCGGCTGCGGCGCTCGCTGCGGTCGCTGCGCAGTTACCGGCCACGCTCGACGGTAGCGGGAATATCAAGGCCGGGGTGCAGTCGATCGTGGGTGCAGCTGCGACGACGATCGCCGACACGGTGATGAACTACGCGATCGAATCCGGCTGGACCAACGCGGCAACGTTCATCACACAGGCGCGCGTCATGTTCGGCATCATCGTGAATAAGGCGAGCGGCCTGGCTATCACGACCGGAAGTACCGAGCACTTTCGCAACGCGGCAGACACCAAGGATCGCGCTGTTTACGCAGTCGCCACCGATGGCACGCGTACCCCGACCACCGTGGACGGGACCTGATGCATCTGGGGCAACATTTCGGGCAGCATGTGGGCCAGCACTTCGGTGCGATCGGCGGGCCGATCGTCCTCGCGCCGACGCTACCGATCTGCGTGCACGTCACCTCGCTGTCCACGCTCTGCGCCGTCTCCGCAGGCATGAGCGTGCAGATAATCGACAACAGCATCCACGCGACGATCGTGCGAGGCCCCTGTGACTGATTCGATCACATTCCAGATTCGCCAAGGGGATTTGCTGCCAGCGATCACGGTGCAAGTCTTCAACGTGATCGGCGCGGTTGATCTCACTGCGTTCAGTGGTGGAATCACGTTCCGCATGGTCAAGGGTACGACAGTGATCACGGGCGCTGCGAGCGGTACCTCGGGTGGGCTCGCCACGTATCAGTGGCAGAACGGCAACACGGACATCGCCGGGATCTATGCCGCAGTGTTTGTCGGCATCGACGGTGGTGGTAGGCACGAGACGTTTCCGACCGCGCAGAACCTGTCCGTAGTGATCGTCGCGGCGATTTAGACCCCCTCGGCCTGGTCGGGTGAGCCTGCTTACGTGAACCGAATACTCTGTGTGCTGGTCGTCCTCGGTGCCTGCGGTGACAACCTCACCGAGCCGATCACCGGGGAATGGGTGGACTACGGTGCCGCAGCGAGCGGTCCGCCGCACGCGCAGGACGTGACCGCTGTGATCTGCGACGGCACGACCGATACTCGAGCGGCCGTTCAGGCCGCAATCAACGCCGGTGGACTCGTCCAGCTACTCCCAGGTGGCGTCTGCGCTATCGCCGCGCCGAGCGCGGGCGCTGTCGCCGATCTCGTGCTGCCGCTGTGTCCTGTCGGCGAGACGTGCACGCTGGACTGCGCCGGCAGCACGCTGCTCCAGGCGCCTGGCCAACCCCCGAGCGCGCGGCTCATCGATGTGTCCGGCGCCGGATGGACGATCCGCAACTGTGTGCTCGACGGCAATGCCGCGGCGCAGCCCCTGTGCGCGCTGACCAAAAACGGCGTCACGTCGCAGGTGCCATGTGAGCACCGGGCCGGCGTGTTCGGGCGCGCGCCGGTGACGATCGAGTTCGTCACGTCGCACAACTCGTCCGGGGACGGTTTCTCGCTGTACACCGGAACCGGCTACGTGCTGGATCACGTCACGGCGATCGGCAACCTGCGAGATGGTTTCAGCTGCGTCGGCAACGCTGGCGGGATCGCGATCACGAACTCCACGTTCACGGGTAACACGGCACAGCAGGTCGACCTCGAGCCGGCCACCTGCAACGATGTGACGTTGCGCGACTCGCTGCTCGACGGCGCCGGGGCGTCGAGCGACTATGTCCTGGCCATCGCGCACGGCGATCGCTTCGTCGCTGACCACAACGTCATCAATGGGCCGATCGACATCGTCCACTCGCACGGCGTTGTGCTCGAGCGCAACATCGGCACGAACACAACCACGAGTTCGAACGTCCTCGTTTATGAGGACAGCGACGCACGGCTGACCGACAACACGTTCACTGCGACCGTGGCCAGGAGCGTGGTGCAGGTCACCGGGATCAGCGTTGCTGGCGCTCAGCCGTCGGCGACGCTGATCGGTAACACGCTGACGAGCAACGGCACCGCCGCCCTGGTCTATGCCCAGGGCGCGGGCACGATCACGTTGACCGGCAACACGCTGAACTGCACCACCGCGGGCCTCGCGGTCATGGCTCGGTCCTCGCTCCCGACGTTTTCATTCCAGCGTGTCGAGATGCGCGACAACGCGATCGCGGGCTGTGCGCGGGCAATCGCGGTGAGCGGAATCGGCGGGACGGCGACGGTCGGCCAGTTGATCATGAGCGGCAACAGCGCAGGTACCGCGACGTCAATCGCGGACGATGGTACCGGCGCGCTGCAGTTCGCGTTGGTCGATGCGCCAATCCTGAGGTGGCCGGTAGGCGCCGTCCTGACGGCCACGACGGCCGGAACGATGATGACGCGGCCGTGAACGACGACGAGGACACGCCGCGCAGTTGGGTTCGCCCCAGGGTGCGCACTTCAGGCCATGGAGTGCCGACGGATTATGAAGATCCGATCGACACCGGGGTGTTCGATCTGCTCGATCGGGAAGTATCCGATGAGGAGCACGAGATCGTGCGTCGCAGCAGACGCCCGAGCGATGCGCCGC